ATTTAGAAAAGATATAATCCCAAAATTTAATAAAATTAATTGTATCTTTTTAAGGGCTTCTAAATTGTTAAGTTTTAGATGTAAATGCTTGTTGTAAATAAGAGATAAATTATCAAAAACACCTCTTATAAACATAGATAAACATTGCTTATTAAATTGTCTTACATATGGACTGACATCATCGTCTTCCGTAAACTCACAACCTAATTCATAGGCATCTAAAACATTGTCCTTTCTTTCTTTTCCAAAGATTTGAGAGTCGTAGGCAATAACAGCCTTATCTCCTATTACTAAATCTTTAAAATATTTCCATTCAATTTCATTATTATTAAATATTTTAATTCTATGATCTGGAGTCGCTGTTAGTTCATAGTTGAATTTGGTTGTTATTTTTAATGATTCACCATATCCATCTCGATAAATCATGGAGGAAGTGTCCCTATTATTTGTGTTAAGTGGAGTCGCCACTTGCACTTCTAATGGACATGCTTCTTGATTTTTAATTTGATTAATATCAAATATTTCACATAATTCTTTATATGATAATAAACCAAATTCTGTAAAATTTAATGAATGGATGTCATTGCATTTACCCGAACCCGTAGCAGCTCTGAAAATGCCGTTTGAATGATGAGTAGAAAGCTCTGCGCAAGCCAATTGATAATCTCTTGGTTGAATGCCAAGAGATTTCAATTTTTCTGTTAAATCAATTGGATTATCACACTGGAATAATTTTCTATCATCTTCTATTTCTATTGGAATATTTAAACTTTGAACAAAATTATACACTTTACTTGTCAATCCTATTGGAAATTTATTATTTTTTCCAAGAAGACAAGTGATACCATTCCAACCATTTTTAAAAGCTATTGAAAATTCCGCCCCCTCCTGTTTAAACGATAATAATGTTCTTATTTTTGATAATATTTCCGGATTATCTTTTAATTCTAATATTGCATGTTTATTGTTTTTTAATATAATCTTGTTCATTTAACTTTAATTATTTTTAATTATATTATATAATTCTTTATATTTATAAGATTGAAGTTTAAACAAAGATAAAAATAATTTTGGTCTCATGTCTTCTATATGAAAACATAAAATAAGATCTTGATTGAATCCTATAGAAGCAGAAAATCCCAAATCATTGAAAATGATATTTTTATTTTTGAGTTTTTTACAAATATAAGAAGTATATTTTTCTTCAATTAATTTTTTTTCACATAAATTTAAGAAAATTACTTTATTATTATCTTCTTGTTTTATTAAATAGATCATGAGTGGAGAAGGCGCTCATTTCCGAGCGCCTAAATATTAACGTCTAATTATTTTTTTATATAAATAATCTGTTATTGTTGAATTATTTTTAACAAAATGCTGAGGATAAGATGCGTCGGTTGCACTATGAACTAAAGCTGGTGGATTCGTGCTATTTGTGAAAACATAATTAGGATCTTGATTTTTATTTTCAAAAATATATTTATTTTCCATAAAATACAAGCTTTCTTTTTCGTAATTTAAAAATTCAGACCATTTATCGTAGTCATTTGATTTAGATTCTTGATTTTTTTTAAATTCCGAATAATGATTATTTTCTTCTACTAAAAAAACCTTGTCCGCTCTCACTGTTATTCCATCAAATTTTATTTTATTTGATGAAGGGCATAGAAATGGCTGACTTAGATATGTCAACTTTAGATCCGGTCTTTTTATTTTATTATTATATTTATATATATAAAGCTTCTTATGAGCTAACCATGACTCTTTATTTATACATAGGCAAATTCTATCTACAATTTTATTATTTTTATAAATTTGAAATAACATTTAAAATAACTTTCTAATTGAATTTATAACATTGGATATTAATGACTTTGGTTTTTCCAATGATTTGGAATCTTCAAATGCATCAAAATTTGGTTTTATATCTATATCTGGCATTACATAGTATAAATTATCAATAATATTTTTGTATTCAGCATTTTCTTTTAATGAATTTATTGTTTTTTCATAATAATCAGATTTCATAAAAAAATTGAATCCATATTTCATTAGATGAATATAGTCATTAACATTCGCCGTATAATATCCTTGTTGTTTCAGTAAAATGGCGAATTTTTCTGGATCTCCATTGAGAATAGCTTCCCAACAAACCTTATATCTATTGTTTTTCAAAAATAATATATAAAATTCTGCCCCATCATCTAAAGAATCAAATGCTCTAAACCAAGTTTGTGGATCTGGTGGATTGTAAACATATTTTTTACCATCCTTACCAATTTCCCAAACATTATTTAACATATGGTATTTAATTACAGTATTTGGATTTTTATCATCGAAGGCTTTTATGTTGCCGAGATTCCAATTATATTGGTGGGCAGTTCCTCCTGTCTCAAGATAATTTTGAGCGTATAATACCGCGATTGATTCTTTTTTAGGAGTTGTTTGAAATTGTTTAATCCAAGCTCTAATCAGAGCCTCCGCCATTTCGGCGGAGGTCTGAGAGGTTTTGACAGTATCTACTCTAACTAACATTATTTCTTTCTTCGATCTACCGTATTGCTTATGAATTTACCAAACGCTGAATTTCTATTTGCAACTTTGGCTTTAATTTCTTCGCTCTTTGAAAGAGTTTTATCAGCTCCCGCATCAAATTCAAGTGAAATATTTCTATTTTCCGATTTGCTTTTAATCATAGCTGTATGTTGCGCGACTTCTTCTTTGAGAGCATTTATTTTTGCAGATGGTAAGCCAAGCCCAGAATACATAAAATGAACTACTAAACAATCTTCTGCGATATTGTTATCTACATAACTACCTTTAAATATTCCATGTGGTGCAGCAAAATCACTATTTATGACTTGAACACAATAATTTATACCTGCACTTGGAATCTGACGCCAAACAGTTTCATTTGCGCTTAAAAAGATTCCACAATATTTGGCTTGTTTAATATCAAATGAACTTGAAAGCAAATTATTTTCTAAATTAGAAATTAGTGCATCTGCAATATCTAATTCTTCGTCATATTTATAAACCTTGATAGATCCATAAACCGAGAAGCCCTCTCCATCAAGCAATATCTTGAAAAATTCCATTGGATCTATGGCTTTCGTAATTCCAACGGTAGCTGCAAGTGTATTCATTGTATCTAATTGAGATACAACTTCATGATTGGCAACTTGAAAGAAATCTAATTGACTTACATTACTATATAATTGTTCAATTTTGGCATTATCAATACAAATAATGGAAGCAATTCTTTTAGCTTGGGCTAATTTTGATAATTTGGAAAGAGTGACTAAGCTATTGCTTTTTGCCAAACCATCGTCGCTTGCTTGAGGAAGTACGCAAAGCATGACAATTGGCTTACCAATTTCATTAACAATGTCTACTAATGTTTCAGCCGAACCGGAACCAGAACCTCCGCCCAATGAAAGGGCAATGATAATGACTTGAGAGTCGGAAAGCTTTGATTCAACAGCTTGTTTGATTTCATCGCGGTAAGTAAGGGCAGCGTGCTCGCCCATATCTAAACTCTTAGCAGCTCCGCCAACCTTATTATCTAATAAGATTTTTTGAGTTTCTGGGACTTTAATAGCTGCAAGGTCGGTAGGAGCAGTGTTTAAACAAAGAACATCTACGCCTAATGAATAAAATTCTTGAGCTAATCGATTCCCGCATTGACCAGAACTTAATACTCCAAATTTAATTGCTTTTTCTTTTTGATTTTTCATTTTAGATAATTCTTTTTTAGCTGCTATTTTTTTCTTTAACTCTGCTAATTTAGCGGCATCTAATTCCGCAGCGCTTTCAACTGTGTTCTCTTCTTTTTTTTCTTCGTTCATTGTTGTTGTTGTTTTTTCTTCTTCTAATTTTAGATTATCCATTACTTCCTCTTTTGGTAAATTTATTTTAGTATTTATTGCGCCCATTTTTAATCTTTCAAATAATAAGGATTAGACTGATACCAATTGATTGTATTTTTTAGAGCGTCTGAAAAGTTCTTATACACTGGATTCCAACCGAGTGCTTTAATTTTATCAGCATTTAGTGCATATCTTCTATCATGCCCGGCTCTATCTTCTACTTTTTCAAGTAAATTCTTTCCTTCTCCCATTATATCACAAATAGCATTGATGACTTCTATGTTTTTCTTTTCTTGATTGGCTGATATGTTAAATATATCATTTTTAATTTTCTTGTCAAGCAAATATAGTATGGCTTGAGCATTGTCATGAGTATGAATCCAATCTCTTGATTGCAGTCCATCGCCATATATTGGTATTTTCTTTTTCTCACGAATGCATTTAATTACTCGTGGAATAAGCTTTGAATGGTCTTGCCTTGGTCCCATATTATTGCATGAACGAACAATTAAATAATTCAAGCCATAAGTATTATGTGCCGCCTTTAACAGCATCTCTCCAGCGGCTTTTGAGGCGGAATATGGATTTCTTGGATCCATTGGAGAATTTTCATTCCACGGACTTTCATCTTCGGCGAGAGACCCGTATACCTCATCGGTTGACTGATATACAAATAATTTTGTCTTATATTTAACTGCAAGATTGATTAAATTTTGCGTTCCAACGATATTAGACTTAGTAAAAACATTTGGATTATTTATTGATTTGTCTACATTAGACTCTGCCGCTCCATGAATTATGATTTCTGGCTCTATATATTCAAATATCCTATCCATAATATGCTCATCGCAAATATCAGCTATTTGAAATTCAGCTATCTTTTTTTGAAAGATATTATTCATCATAGATGAATTAGCTATCTTATCTAAGGAAAAAATTTCATAAGGAGCTTTTTGATAAACAGCAATTCTTAAAAAATTACTAAATATAAAACCAGCGGTCCCAGTTATTAACATTCGTTGGGTCATTTTGACTCTTTTTTATATAAGTTATAATTTGGATCTGATAAATATAAATTATTTATATTAGTATTTATAGCTTTTCTCCATTTATTTAAAAATGTATTACTGTTATGCCCCATAAACATTTTATTAACTGGATTTTTCTTTAAAGAAGCACTTTCTTCATGGAGAATTTGTGTTTGTCCGCACATAACTATTTTTTTATTTAGTGATTGAACTTTCATTGAAAAGTCGATGTCTTCAAAACACCAATGAAACTCTTCGCTATGTCTGACTTGATCATATATATCAGCTCTTGTTAGAGAAAGAGCGCCCGTTACTGCTGGGAAAATTCTATTTTGACGATCTTTGCTTTCCTCTTTTAACGAACCACGATAATGAAATGGTAGATAATTTGTTTTACTAAACAATACGCCGCAATGTTGTATTTTTTGAATGTTATCGGCAAAATTTAATTTGGCTCCAACTTGACCAATTGAATTATCATTTGATATTAAATCAATCATTTTTTTAAGAGATGAATGATCTTTAATTAGGATATCATTATTCAATGTGAATATAAGATCAGATCCTTTGGCTCCCGAATGATCAAAGATAACATTCATACCCTTTGCATAATTATCTTTATTGTGCCCATAATCAATAAGATTAATATTTGGATTATTCCAGCTCTTAATCTCTTCTACGGAACCATCAGAAGAACCATTGTCTTTAATAATCCATTCCCAGTTTAGTCCATCTAATGCTGGGATAAGGCTATTTTTTAATTGTTTTAATGTTTCTTTTTTGTTCCAATGCAATGTAAATAAATATACTTTCATTTAAAAATTAACTCCTAATGAAAGACCAACTCCGACCCCACCAGAAGGATTGATTGTAATATTTGGTCCAACATAACTATTATTAACATAAGGCAATACTTTGTTCAAATTTACTTGAACTGGTACAAAAATAAAATTGCCCTTCTCACTGCTCAATCCGTATCCAACACCAGCTCCGAACAATTGAAGATCTGGTTGAACTTTATTTTTGCCATAAGAAGAAAACATGACAACAAAAGAAGGTCCATATTCTGATTTTATTTTTCCAGAATTAAAAACCATTCCACCAGAGAATTGCATTTGAACGTGCGGATTAAACCAACTAAATGATGGAGATGGGTAAACTGTTGTAATTTTATTATCTTTTATATTTAAATCATAATCAGTACCGTTAACAGAAACCGTGAATTTTGTGTAAACAATTGGCTGTCCATTCTCATTGTAAGCATATACCGAATTTGTTTTATATGAACGAGGCAATATGTTTATAGACCATGGTTTTTCTTTTGAAGCTGAGAAACCAACATCGCCTATTGGAACCGTTGTATTATCAAATTTTTCAATTAACGAAAAATATTGAGTATTCTTTAAATACCCAAATGGATCTGGCATATTAGACGTGTTAACGGAAGGATCTTTTGTTTCAGATGTGGTCGAAGATGGCAAATTTTGTTGGTTTTGTCCGTTGCTTACTACGACAACTGTTTGGAGACTTTTAATTGTTGCATTATATTTTTCCAAATCATTCTTGATTGCGTCAATGTTAATATTTTGATTTTTAATCAAATTATCAAGATCTTCTTTAGTAGTCCATTGACTACTGGATCTTGTAATATTGTCGATTAATTGTTTTTGCTCAATAACCGATTTTTGAATATCATTTATTTTTTTAGCGTTATCGATTAAAAGCGCGCCAAAAAAAATAAAAAATGATAAAAAAACAATGACGGAAATTATAATAAATAATTTATTTTTAATAAAGTCCATTTTTTTCCCATTTTCTTAAAAAGATCTCTTGAGATTTGAAGTATAGCGCACGAGTGTTTAGCTGTCGAGACGTAATATTCTCGTAATGTTGAATTGGTACGTCAACTATTTCTAAATTCATCCCCAATCGTTTTGCTCTAAATGAAAGATCTGTGTCTTCGAAATATGCGAAAAAACTTTCATCCCAAGGACCTTTGAATTCATTGGCTTCTAAAATTAATTTATCAAAATTGGTTCTAAAAGAACCAATACACCAACCAGATAAATAATTATAGACTCTTTTATCATTTTTATCGACATGATATTTGAAAGAGAAATTTGATTTTGGATCAACAAATCCAGCCGTTGGCGAAATAATACAATTTTCTTTGCATTGGATTACAAAATCGCTTATCCAATTTTTTAAATTATCTAAAATTTTGATATCATTATTTAAGAATAAAATAAAATGTCCTTTTGATGCTTCATATGCTTTATTTAAAGCTTTTCCGAATCCTAAATTTTTTTCATTTTTAATAATTAAAAAATTGGATATTTTTTCATATTCTTTCAATAATTCATGCGTTCCGTCTGTGGATGCATTATCAATAATTATAATTTCATTTTTATCTTTATCTAAATGTAAAAGATAATCTAAACAAGCTTTTGTAAAATTTTTTTTATTAAAAATCGGTATTAATATTGAATTCATAATTTCACCATATTGATGATTTGATCTGCTGCTGCATCCCAAGTGAGTTTATCGTGCAACAATTTTCTTTCGTTTTTGAATTTTTCTTTTAAAGAATAAAGATTGTTGACTGCATATTTTAAAGCACTTACAGCAAAATCAATATCTGGAGCAAAACATTTTGCATTAACAGTTGTTTTGCTATTATCAGCATAATATAGCATATCTCTTGGTGCTTTTTCAAGCTTTCCTTCTAACAAAAGACAATTATTTTCAGTACAGAAATCTAATGCTCCGCCATGTTTGCTGGTAATTGTAATTAATCCAGATATAATGGCTTCTGCCGGGCTCAAGGAAAAGGCTTCCGCCTTTGATGGAAACAAATAAATATCACATGCTCTATATAAGGAAGAAATGTCTTCTATGTATTCAGTGATTTGAAATAAATCGGCGTGATGAGGATATTTATTTTTAAAGTCAGCGAGTAAATCACGAACATCTACTTCAAATTGAAGCTTTGGTTTTTTATTGGGTACTTTAAAAATTAAAACAACATCATCTTTTGATGTAAAAGATTTTCCATATATTTCTAAAAGATGATTTAATCCTTTTCGTAAATGCGGTTGACCTACATTGACTAAAATTTTAATTTTGTTTGAGAATTTTTCTGGAAACTTATATTTGGACGTTCCATAGTAAAATTCATTTGCAACTCCATGTGGAACTACAACAATTTTTTCTTCTTTGATGCCGGCTGACGCAAAAATTGCTTTAGTATGATTTGATGGTACTAATATATTGTCAACATGGGCGGCGTACTTAGCAAAACCATGTGGAAAATAATCATCAAATTCTATGCTCCACATTCCAAATTTATTTTTTCCTCTGGATAAATAAATAGGAAAATTGGGCATAATAGTATATGCCATCTGCATGTCATATTCTTTATCTAACTGTGGTTTTATATTATTTTTTAAATCTTTTGGAAAAAAGGAATATCCATTTGTAGAGAGTAAATGGACTTGATGATTTTTTTTTATGAATGAACGGGCAAGATTTTGCCCCACCACTGACCAAGAATGATTTTCACCAAAATATTGCTGGAGAGCAATCTTCATGACAACTCTCCATATAATTTAGAGTTTTTTGTTTTTTTCACATCGTTTCTATATCAGCCATTTTAAAGCTGAAGTAGATTTTTTAACTGATATGAACTTATTTTTAAAGGAGAATTTTTAAATCCAGCTTTTTTCAAGAAGACTGTAATTAAAATACGAGTCTTTTGAGTTTCTAGAACAGGATCTTCATATAAATTATTGAAATTTAATGTCAAAATTCCATTCAATTCATTAAAGGATACGCCAATTCCACCATCCACAATTATCCCTGTAATTGTGGGATCGGTTAAATCGGTTCCATTAATTTCTGGACTAAAAGAATTAAGACAAACAGAGAATTTAACTCTACCTTCATTCAAATCATTAAGATTTACAAAAGAACAATCTGCATATCTTAAAGCATTATAACCTAATCTTGTTTTACCATTATTATAATTGGCTACGAAATCAGTAAAAACATTTATATTTTTTTCATCTTGGAAATTGACCGCAGGTATTTCAAGTAAAATAGAGCTTGTTTCAAAATCAACAGAATAATAATATCCATCTGGTCTAATTATTTGTCCGCCATCATTAATAATAATGTTATTAGATACAAATTGATCGTTTCTACCAGGATCAAAAGCGGGATTTACAGGATATTTAGCAATATCAATTCCATCTGCTTGGCAATTGACTGGGGCGTTAGCTGATGTTGATGAATATACTGCTGATATTAATTTTGGATTTGATGTAGAATTAACAAGATAATCAAACCAATTTAATTTTTTGTTAATATTGAAAACAATTGGATTTGCAGAAAGGTTTACACCAAAATTTGAAAATCCGGCGTTATATCCATCAATAAGAACATCTGATACCACATGAATATTTGATGATCTGTTTACTGAAGAGGTATAATCGTCCGCTCTATCAACGAATGGTTCCAATGTAAATCTTATTGCATTAAAAACCGTTCCTATTTTATTTGCTGGCGCTGTTGTATTTGGAAATGGAGAAGATTTAGAAACATAATTATTAATGTAATTATAATCATTAATATCTACAACCATATCTCCATTAATATCAGCTCTAAATAATTCTAAAATTACATTGGAATCTAAATATTTTTTAGAAATAAGAACGTTATGAGAATCTGTTGAACTGGTTATTCTAAACGTTCCGTTATTAGAGGGATTTGTGGTATTGTTGTAGATTTGCACAAATCCGTAAGGAGCGCTTGGCAGCGTGCTTGCCGTAGAAAAATTTGCTATATTTTGATTATTTGGATCTACAGTAAATATACCATCGTTTCCAGAAGCCAATACAGACTGGTATGAATTTAATAGTCTCCAACTCATGCCAGTATCTGATTTAAAGTTATTTGTTTCGGTCAAATATCCTTGATACGACGGAACACTGTTAATATCAATACTTATTGGCGTTGGAGTTAATCCATCAATTAAATCATTCAATAGAGATAGATCGTTCTCGTCAACAACGCCGTCTCCGTTTAAATCTCCATAAATCATAGAGATGAGCTCTGTGTCTGCTATTCTGTAATATGTTTGAGGATTATTTATATCGGTTATTATTTGACCATTTAATAAACCATTTATATTGGATATTCCACCCGAACCACTTATTTCATTAACTAAATTAATGATATCTGAATCATATCTTGGATCTGAAGTATCGTCAATGACTTTAATAACTAATTGATTTTTAATCATTCCAAATGAATGGAACTTTCCTGATACCGTTGTAGAATTTGTTGCAATGGTCTTTAAATTTTTATCAGCTATTGTTCCTATCAAAAATGGATCCGCAGCTTGTTGGCGCTCAATAACTTGAGTTGGACTTAATAATGAAATATTTGGAACCAATTGTTGTTGAGAATAAACGGACTCTCCAGTTCTTTGATCTTGAACTAAAGTGCTTTTCTGCGTGGCTGCTTCAAGTATGGCATAATAAACATCATTTTTGTTAAATTGAATGTTTTTATATGCATAATCTTCTACTGCTCCAGTTGTTGAATTTGTTTGAACTTTTTCTACAACAACTCCTTGACCTTCATCATAAGCTTGACCATCGGCAACTTGAGCGGCGTCTGTCCAAACTTGAAACCATAAATCTTCTTCTTGAACGTCAACCCAAATAGAACCATTAAATAATGTAAGAACAGAATTATCTAATCTATTGGATCCAGATGCAAATTGTATTTCACATTTATCTGCGGCTCCCCCTCTTTTTGCAGTAATTGCATAATAGCCATTTGGTTTAATTAGACTTCCAGAGCCTACCTGAGTATTACTAAATACAAAGTCAACTGGCTGTGGAGTTTCATTTAATTGAATTCCACGATCAAGTAAATCATTATAAGATAAACTAATTTGTGCTAATGGTATATTGAATGGATCAAAATCAATTGCTAAATCTGGCGTAATATCAGATGGACAATTAACAGAAGACTGCAATTGATACAGATTGACAATTAAATTTCCGGTCCAAGCAAGATCTGAAGGGGTAGTATTGTTAATTACGCTCATCAATAGCGTAATTTTTTGAATATTATTCGTGACTGCTTGAAATTTTTGACCAACCTGAGAAGAAACATCATTTTCAACCAAGCCTCTTAGGTTTTTATAACCTAAGGTCAAATTTAAATTATCTATATTATAACTTGGCAAGGCAACTGCAAGGGCAGTTGCTAAGGTTCCGGTTCCGGCAACAAAAAAATCTCTTAAAAAAACATCTGGCTCTACGTCTTGAGCGATTGATTTACAATTTCTTGATAAATATAAGGATTTTGATTCTTTGATGGTTAATCTTCCACCCAAATTCATTGACTGGTTTGGATCGCCAAATAAATCATTTATAAAAACTTTTAATACTTTAGTATAGTGCTTACTATTTACTTGTTTTTCATTTTTATGGAAAATAATTTTATCATATTGTAAATTTCCATTAAAATCTAAACCAATAATAAAAACTTTTATAGTTCTTTTACTTGCAACATTAGACTCTGTCAATTCTATTTCTAATAGATTTCCATAATTATTATCTGCTGGTTGTAATTGACAGTCAAGAGCCTTACCGTCTAACAATCCGTTGATTTTATCGGTATCAAATAAAATATTTTGAATTAAATTATCAGATAAAACACCAGAACCAAAATGGTTATCTATCATTGCGGTCTGTGTAGAATTATTATAATTTTGTTCTAATTGTAAATCTGAAGCATCTATATTTGTACCATTATTGAAATAATTTTGTTTATTAGAAATTGGTTTCTTCATTTTAATCCAAATAATTGATAAAGGCTCTTGTATTCGCTGGTTTGAAATTTTTAATTAAACTTTCTAAAATTTCTTTGGATCTTGGGTTATTGTTTATAATCTCAAATCCATCAAAAACATTTAATTTAAAATCAGTTAAAGTACTATTTTTATTATTCAATAATGCAAAATTAGTTTCTTTCTCTTGTAATGCATTATAATTCATGAGCAATGTGGTAGCGGCATCTTCGTCTACCGGATATACTATATCAAGATTACTGCTGTAATTAGGATCAATTGACTCTCCGAAAGGTGCATAAATCGGTCTCATTATATTGCTAAATCTTAAATTATCCATTAAACAAAACCCTGGATTGTACAGGGTGTCGTCGCAACCTATAAACACTTGATTTAAAGTATCTTGTAATTTAATTTTAGTATTTATAGTCATTGGGGATGAACCAAAATTTACATAATTATTAAAATTCAAACTTCCATTCAATACCTCAGATCGATATTCATATCCATCAACAAACAAATGCATTTCATCAAAAGAACTTACAGAATTAACTTTGTACGATGCCTTGATACGATGCCATGTATTTCTTTTCCAATAAGTTGGAGCTCTCAATTTAAAACTTTCAAAATTAGCTAAGATCTCGAAATTAACATATCCTCCTTCATCTTTGAAAATAGAAATTCTATCTCCATTAACACCATTTTGAACATAAGAAACTATTATGGGTGTATTTTGATATGGTAGAGCTTTCTTTAAAACAACGGTCGTTTTATCGTCAGATATGGTTGCTCCAGCAGCATAATTAAAATTATTTCCATTATATTTTATAGAAATAATTTGACTTGCCTTATTATTTAAAGAAATAGTCGTTTTATTTGAGCTAACTATATTTTCCGTTATATTTGATGAAACATCTATATAATAACGTTTTTTAGGATCGTTGGCTGTATCAAATAAGGGGTTAACCCAAAATTCTATTGTTCCCTCTTGTCTTGAATTGACTATTCCATTATTATCTAAGACAATTGGATTGCTTGTTAATACGACACTTTCTTTAAAATTATCATTTATTACATTACCAGATTTAATAATGGTTTTATCTTTACTTAGATAAATATCAGCCGTATTTAATAATGGAAAAGAATCAAAATCAGCTTGAACAAGAGTCAGTGCGTCCTTGACGGTAGCTTTTACGCTATTAAAATCTTTTGTTATGGTGCGTTGAGTACTTGGCGCAGTTTCACCCACTCTAACATCTGTTAGTTTTGTAGATAAAATTCTAATTTCACCAATTACACCATTTAAATTGTTTTGTAAATTAATATCTGTACCAAAATAAATATTAGAACCAGTCAAATCAAAAGGAATTGAAGTATATGTATAATACTCTACTTCATAATTCCCTTGTAAGAGATAATAGGGATTTCCTGGCAATTTATCATATTCGAAAACAAAATAACCGTTCGAAGAACCGCTATTTTCATTTGTGATATTTAATATTTCGTAATATCCATTAGAAAATGAAGCTGGGTAAAGTCCTGAAGAACTTGGACCGATTATTAATGATTTATGATCTTCCGATACATCCAATATAGGATAAAATCCAGCAGCGGCATTTGGAGAATGAACAATTAAACTTTGCCCCTTGAACAAATCAGAGAAAAATGCAAATTGATCTGAAAATGTATTGTACCCGTCTCCAACCAAGTTAGAACCCTGATACATCTGATAAGCAAATCTAATTTTTGGAACAGGTGAGGCATTTGAAGCGGAAAATAGAGCTTGATTTTCAGCAATAGTAATTGAATATTTTTCTTTTACGTCAACATATAATGCATTTCTTAAATTATCAATTGGTTTTGCTGATACGGTAAAGTAATTTACATAAACATATTGATAGTTTGTATCAAGGTATTTATATTTATCAAATATTAGAGTCTCAGACACATTGATAATATTTGATGTATTTATATCTACTGCTTGACCAGATATGGTAATTTGAACATTAGTAGAAAAATCAGTGTTTTCTCCGCCAATTGTAAATCTAAGAGTTCTTCCATTTGCAACTGCATTTGGTTGAAAATCAGGAGATATGTTTTGTGATACAAAGCTGCCAAGAATTAAAGAACTATTTGATGGGCCTATTCCAATTTTATTTTTTGTAATAACTCTGAAGTTTACATCTTTCAAATTAATAGGTGCAGGCATTTGGGTCTTAAAAACTTGTGATTGATTTCCCCAAACATAGTAATTATTTTTAATTAATCTATGATTTAGACCCATTGTATTGATTAAAACTAAATCATTTGCTTTAACATCATTTTTAAATATAACTTGATCATTTCCATATCCATCCTTTGCTAATTCATAGGATGGAATTAATGCTCTGACTCCTGGCATTTCTATTGGATTATTTTTGTAAATATAAAAACTTACATTAGATTGTGATACTTGAGAATACCCATCTATTACTAATGAATTAGTATTTACAGAATTAATTGTATAATACGTTGGAGCTGAGTTTAATCTAACAGAAATTAGATCTCCGGGTAGAACTCCAAGAGTATTAAAGTTAACCGCAGAGTTTACTACATTGCTATTATTTGAAAGGCTTAAATCTGTTCCACTTGCAAAATAACTTATTGTCGAAATATTTATATTTGAAAATAAATTAACTTCTGTTTTAACATTGATGGTTTTTTTATTAATTGTAAAACTTCCATTATTTATAGTAGCTGGCATACCAGCATTTAATGTGAGAGCATTTCCATTGACATTAGTTATTAAATAGCCATTTGTATTAAAAATTGGTTCTTCAATATAAATAGTGTCTCCAATATTTATTCCATAGTCGGAAAAATTCAAAGATGAGACTACATTATTTGATAAGTAAACCGTTACTAAATCATTTGATCCAACAATATTTTTGTTAATTGTAGCTACTATACTTTCTGGATTGAGTTTTCTATATTTTGCTTTAACTAATGAATTTCTATCTCCATACTTAACTATATTTGAAACTTCAAAGCCATCGACAAATAGGTGCAATTCATCTTGATTGACAATTGAATCAATATTCCATGAAGCCGAGATGTGATGAAGGTCATTAATCTTCCAATCTGAAATATCATGACTAATTACAAGTTGATTTTTATTTGAATCTATGACTCTTAGATTCAAATACCCATACTCATCTTTATAAATAGAAAGTCTATCTTGATTTGTTTTTGAACCGATATCACATATATAATGTGATAAATCAGAAATAAAAGTAATTCCCTGGTTCGCGGTTAACGAATTAATGACAAATTTTACATTCTTATTATCTGAAGTAATTGTTGTTGACGATGGTTTTGGAATAATGGAACTTTTTACATCATAAAATTTACCAGATGTCCCTATATTTATCTGATAATTTTTATTAACTCCAGTATTGTATCCATCTATGACTTCAACAAACCATCTATTCATTAAATATTCATCTTTATCTATATAAATAAAGATACCATTTTTATTTTTATTTGGAGCTCCCGATACTATTTTATTTTTTTCTAAATTAAATAAACCCTGCGTCAAATTAGGATGTAATTCATTCGCACCAACAAAAACAGTTAATGGATTAACAATTGCCCCATCCTTTTTGATTGAGAAAAGCAAATTTGCATCGTTATCTAATCCATTCCAATTTGGCTTAATCCAAGATTCAAAGGTTCCTGCCTCCAATGATAAATTGGCAACTGCGGGAATTGAAATATATTGTGAGTCTTTATTTACTAAGACCCCATCAGAATGTTTTAATTGAGATAACGATAAGTTATTTGAATAAGAAAAATCTTGTTCATATAAACTTGTTGTGCCAAGAATCCAACCTTCGAAGGCTAATTCTACTAATTCTGCCGGTAAATGTGAAATTGTTTTTGCAATTTGCAATAAAGTATTTTTGGTTGGTCCCTTACCTAAAGAGTGGAATGCGGCGGTAATTCCATCTCTGTATCTTTCCCTATTAAATAAAATATCAAAATTATTTAATACTGAAATATTTAGCAAACTACCGAAATTTTTAAGTAGAGCCGCTCTTAAAGCACCAACTTTATAAGAAACATAATAAGCATCATTGACTGCTAATGAATTTGATTTTCTAAAATCTAATTTATTATCACCATATTCATAAGATACTAAAATTTCATCATATAAATAATTATAATCTATATAATATTCTCCTCTATTATAATCTACTACTACATGAGATAAATTATTTATGGTAAAAGAATAACTGACAGAAACTGAATCTCCCACATTGGCAGAAGTGCCCGATGGAAGAACTAATTTTAGCGGACTGCCGAGTACAACAGACCCTGAATTGTTCCATAATTCAAGATTATCAGATATTCTTTTAACTGATATAGTTAAACTTATATTGGGAGAAGAGTAGTATAAGCTATTATTTAGAACAATAGTTTTTTGTGAGCTTATATTTTCTACAGAATGAAACTCTTGATATGAAACCGAAGATACTGTAATGCTTTTTGTGCTAAATGTTGAAGATACGCCAAAATTAATTGGTTTAGGATTATTCAATAAATCATTTGCTTCATATATTCCTCTTACATACTTTATTGGACTTTTAACTGCATTGACAAAAGATGAATCTTCATAAAATCCAATTTGATTATTTACAACAGTATAATATGTAGAATCACTATCGTAAAAATGTTCATCGGCTCTATCAAAAACTGATGGAAGAATTAAATCATCAGAAAATGATATGTATTCTACCTGATCTGTTTTATCTGCATTAATATTTGTCTTATGATAAATATCTTGAACTGAGGTTATATGTTTGTTTTGCGTTTTAACATACCCTCTTTTGTAGAAAATGGTGCCAAGATCCGATGTATTATCTCCTAAATTAACGCAAAGATAAACAATGCCATTTTTATAATCAATACTATATTGATTTAATGATAATCTATTAATATTACTTGAGATTGTATCATTGAAATTGAAATATATTTCTTCTTTAAACAAAGAAATATCACTAAAAGATACTGAAGAGTTAAAAGATGAACCAAGGCAATCCTCAGAGGCTGCCATGATATTATCATTCAATAAATGAATTTCATACACTTTATATAATGAATTAGAACTATTTAAAGCATCGTAAACAGAAAGAACTTCATTTGAAATAAAATCAAAACTTGCTCTTTCGAAATTAATTTCTTTAATGTTAGGTGGATTTACATAAGTAAAATAAATTTTATTATTAAACCATCTTACTGGATTATATATTTCTCCAGTAGTTTGATTATAAATTCTGAAAACATCTGTAATATTGCTATTTTGAGTTTCAATTGCATTTAATGCTACAATATTATTGTTTATAAATTCATTTAAAACTTCTTGATGTAAATTTACTTTATAATCTATTCCTTCAGCTAAGGTACTTTCATAATTAAAAGCTATATAAGAATTTGTTGAGACAAGGCTTCCATTTGGAAGAGCTACTAAATCATAAGTGTCAACATCAATGCTATAATCAATATCTTGCTTATAGTTTAACTTGTAATTATAAATAGCTAATGGTGGGCTTATACCGGTTCCTGTAGCATTTATACTCTCACCGTATACATATACGGTTCCCGTGGCATAATCAACGCTATAATCACCTGGCCTCGAAGGAATTGCGTCAAGTCTAAACAAAATTTCATTTTTAAATGCCGGGTGTTTTGCATTTAAAACTTCAAGAGTATTGGGATCGATAAACTTACAATCGCCAATTTTTCCTGGTTGATTGGTTGATGAATAAATTGGGGCATGTTTTAAATTGAAAGTATTTCTTATTGGTGGGAGCACTTCTCTTCCCGAAGAAAAGAAGCCACTTACAACAATTGACGATGTATCAATTATTCTACCCTTATCTTTATAAGAATAAGCAACAGAAATTTTTAAAATATTATCTAATGAAAAATCTGGATCTGATAATACTTTATCATTTATTTTTATTTGATTATTTTCTAGTAATAGATAATTTGATGCGTGAAGTTTATCATATTTACCATCTAATATTTGATATCCATATTTATCTATGTCATATGTAAATAAAACTCTCTCATCGTTATAATAAAAAATAAGCGAATTTAATTTTATTACATTTTGTTTTGATAAATTTAAATTAAATGTATTGATATTAAATATACCGGTTGTATCTGAAGATCCTTTAATCAAATCTTCTGAGTAGCCGGATTCTAACAAGGAGACGGCATAGGAAGGAAAATTATTTACAGAAAGAGTCATGCTTAAATTAGCATCGGTTGGATTTTTTCCGACTCTTATTATTTCATAAGCACTTTCTTCATCTAATCTATCAAATGGACCATTTCCTCTTGTTTTCTTTTCATCGATAATTGTTTTTGTTAAATAATTTTCATTACTTGATTGTTTGATATCGTAAAGAGCCTTAGACAAAACTAAAGATAAAGTATTTATATATTTACCTATATTTGTATTTGGCGATGTATCATATAAATTGTCTTTTAAATAATTTATAAGATTTTCTCTAATTATTGAGCTATCTTCTTGTGGTCCTAAAAAGAAAAACTTATTTGCTACACCATCTTCAATTAGATGCGCAGTCCCATTTATTGATACAAATGGGATTAAACTTGTAGATTTGCAAACGAGATAATAAGCGGATAGCTCTGTTAGTGGTTGAGATTCTATTTTTATCTCATTACCATCAATTGAAACATTTAATATAGATGGGTCTTCAGTGCCAGCGGTTTGCGATTCAATATATAAATTTTCAATTGAAATCTTTTCTGATAAATTTTCAGAAAAAAATACAGAAATATTTGAACTATCTACTACTTCTAAACTTTTAATTCTTAAGTTAGCCATTATCTGTATTCCTCGAAAACCTTAACATTGTTAGCTGAAAAATATTGATTTTTATCAGCTAACAGGGAAAGAACTGAACCGTTTCCACCATTTTCATTAAAATAGATTATTCTAACGCGATCTATTCCATCAACTTTTTGAGCAATTGCAATTAAATCAGAGCTATCTAATATATCGTTTAATTTGTTTGTGTTAATAGCTGCGACCAAACTATCCTGCAAATTCTGCAAGACAAGAGATGCTGAAGTTAGATAATTTGTACTAATAACAACATTCATGGTTATATCGACCAACAATTTATTTGCTTCTTTTACAAGAACGTCGGCATTCAAAGGTCTACTATTTTCTATATCAAATGATACATCTGAGATTAATTTATTATAATTATAATTTATTATAATTCTTTCATTTTGTTTCGGCGCAGTATAATCGTAATAGACTCTATATCTCGAACCCGTAAGAGGTTGATTTAGATATGAGAAGGTAAATCTTGCGGAAGTAGATGAAAATCCGCTTGAGATATAAATTTTATTTATAAAAGAATAATTTTTATTTGTATATAAAGTTCCATTGCGCGTAAATGCTATATTTTCACTATCATTTGGATAATTATAATACAATGTAATAAGAAGAGTATCTCCTATTTGTGGAGTATTGGCATTATTATTCGAAGTGCTTGGCAATTTAAATTCTAAATTTGATAAAGTATTATCATCTATAGATTCGTTAGAATAAAAAGTGTTATCGTTTAAACTTGTTCCTAAAATATCATAATTATTTATTACAGATAGAACGGTTCCATCGGAGGCGGTATTTACTTTTTGAAGTTTAACTATTCTTGCCAATGAAATTGTGCTTGGGATTGAACTATTCGATGATAATCCAAGGTATTTTCTAATCGCTTCCGCCGCATTTTGTTTGAGCCCATTTGCCGTAGCCGTAAATACTATTGAATCAACTTTATTAAAAGTATTTCCAGAGATAGAAATAATACCAGTATTATTAACCTGATCTGCTACGGTTATTGAAATTTTCGAAGGCGCTTGTCTTAAATTATTAGATAATAATATTAAAGAAACTACATAATCATTTTCTTGTACTTGCGCAAAAGAAGTGAAAATAAGCCTGTTATTTTGAATATCAATGGTTCCATTATTCCATACTTCTTTACCATCCAATAATCTTGTAATAGATATTTGATTATTATTAACATTATCTACATTAAAAGTAAAATTTAATGTATTAGAAATAGTATTAACACTAACTATATCGTATGTTCCCACATTTGATTGTGCTACTGAACTTACTATTTGAATTTTTTTGAATTGAAGATCTGTAATTGTGTTAAAATTAACAGTACTTCCATTCATTGTTGCAATTGAATTTGATACTGATATGGTACCATAACCATCTGCAATATTTAAATTAGTAAGCGGATCTAAAATACTAAAATGAGAATACCCATCAGCTAAAGTATTAAAATCAATATATAATTGATTGTTAATGCCATTCTTTTTAACTTGCTGAATAGTTTTTTTAATTAGAGAATTAGAAAAAGTAAAAGGCTGAGTTCTTTGAATATCAACTGTCTTGTAAAGAACTAATACATTATCCCCTATAGTCGGAGAATTATATCCACTTAAAATTAAATTATAAGTCGACCCAGATGAATCGATGCTTCCTTTATTAAACTCATTCCATAATTCTTTATTTGTCGATAAAGAAACAATTGAAACAACATTGTTTATTGATAGATTATAATCACTAACAGAAAGATTTAAATTAATGTATGGTTGATTTGATCCATTTAATTGTATTATTTGATTTTCTTTTATAATACAATTGGAAACGTTTGCATTAGTAAAACCATTATTTGAATTGATGGAAAAACTATTTCCTATTCTTGATACTGGTAAATTGGTAATGCTTTGTGTAAGCACATCTTGTATATTGGCAAAATAGTTTACCCGCATCACCAAAGACGCGTCGGTTTTATATACATTAGTAGTTGGTATTGTTATTTGATTTGCATTAAAATTTCCAAGCACGCCGTTTACAGTAAATACGTCTACTTGATTAAAATACACGGAGACAGTGTTGCCGACTTGAGCCGGGGTATCAGTTGGCAATATGATTTGAGCATTGTACAATATTTGACTTCCAACTAAAACTCTTTGATTAAATACTAAACCATCATTATCAACTGTCTTATAAAGTTCAAGAGTTGAATTTTGTAGATTAATATTTGCAATTGAATCAATAGAGGCGGAAAGAGAATTGATATTTAATGCCAATCTACCCGTAAAATTGCCAGTGCTTACAGTATAAACGGAAGAGTTAGCTTGAGAAAACAAATTGCACGATACAATTGAACTGATTGGATGATTAACCGTTCCAGAATAATAAGCACCATCAGTGTTTTTTGTAAAAACAGTTAATTCATTTTTAATTGCATTGGAAAGTCCCCAATCAATGCTATCATCTGCATTTCTAATATTAGAAGAAATTATTTTTCCATCATAATCAGAATAACAATCGTAGTTGACAATCCAAAGATAATCTACTTGTAAAACATCGCTTGTTGTAGGAAGAGTGTTTCCAGATATTCGGATTCTTCCTGTCGAGTTTGCAGATCCAGTTCCATCAAGATTTTGATTAGTGACCGTATATCTTTCACCGGTATTGACATTAAATACTCTTGTAATATTTGTAGCCGGAGTATGAAGCAATTGAATAATTGTTCTATCGCTTGATTGAACTAAACTATTTTCATTAGTTATTGTAATATTTTGTTCTATTTTTGGTATTTGTAGAACATCGGTGAATGTTAAATTATCTTGACCATTAAATTTTTCTTTAATTCTATCTTCACCAAACAAAGAAATTTTATTTGATACCCATGCAAGCCTGTCTGAGCCAAATACGCTTCCGGCAAAGTTTGTTGAATCTTTAATTATTTCATAATTACCAGATACTCTGCCATATTCGTCAACGGACTTTGCAATAAAATTAGAACCGCTTGATGAGCCAGAAATTGAAGTTATTGTTTGAACGGGTTGAGCTGGCAATGTTCCGGCGGCAAAATCATCTATTCTTCTTCTATTAATTGTTTTACCTGAATCACCGGTTATTTGTCCAAGTACAAAATCATTTTTGGAATTTGTTGGATCGCCGGTATTGCTTTTATCTTGATAAATAAAGCTATCGGTATAATTGTTTAAATTTGTTCCCAAAATAACAACATCTACTTTATTTCCATTTCCTTCTGAAACTATTGTATATGTATTATCTGCATTTTTAACAGAAACTGTGCCGTCGCGCGTCATAAGAGGATCGCCGGGACCTATTACTAAAGCGTCTAAGACACTGCTATTAGAAAGAGCAGTATTTTTATATCCTAAATCGGTACCGGTATTGGATCCACTAAAGATAGATAATCCTCTATTTCTAAATGAATTATCATCCTCTTGATCTGTGCCACCGGTAAAACTAAATACGTTCGTAGCATTGGAAACTGAAGGAATGTTTGTTTTATTTAAAGAATATTTGGCTATATTTCCAATTGCGCCAGTCGCAGTCGCTTGAACAGTGATTTCTACAGCATATTGATCTGTAATGTTTAGAAAATCCAAATCATTTTTATATTTTGTAGCTATTGATTTATAAGAATTGGCATTATTTGGATTTACAGCTACGCCGTTTACGGCGACAAAAGAAAGTCCATTATTAGAATATACTAAATCACCGGCATTTATTGCAACAATTGAATTTAAAGAAGCAAAAGTAAGTAAACAAAGTCCTGATGATTTTGTTGCTTTGTTTCTATAAAGCCCATAATTCGCCAAATAATTATCGAGATCAGAGCCGTTCAAATATCTTAGCGATTGTAAATTGGAATAAACGCTTAATTGTTCATATAAAAGAGCTATCTGACTGCTTGGCAAATCAACAAATAAATCACGAGCTACGGAGCCTGGAATGACATTTAAATCAGGTTGAGAAACTTTTATTAAATTTAATAAATTTAAAATAATGTCATTTTGGCTTAAAATTCTGGTCATTTATCTGCCTTATACTGAAAAAGAAACATTTACTTTGCTAAACATTTTGGTTAATACTGTAATCGAAACTTCGTAAGCTCTTGGATCATTTGTATTTTGAGATATTGATACATCTCGTATTGCGGCAATCAATTCGTCGGGCGTGACTTTTTGATTTGTACTGGTTATTTGTAAATTTTGAAGTTTTTGTAAATTCTCTAACGCGCTGGTTAATTGATTTTCAGCGACAGAAAGACTTGTATCCGAATCTAATCCTGAACCTATTAAAGTTTGATTGATAAAAGAACCATACCAAGGCTGAAGAACATTTGCCCCTACTGGAGTCAAACATATTTTCAATACATCTTGTATTAATTTTTTTTCTCCAGTAATGGTGGTAAAATCTCCATTTTTAATGACGAAGTCCCCATTTTCGATATATAAATCTTTACTCAATGTAAACCTTAAAAATATATGAAATTATTTTTTTCCAGATTGTATGTTAGAATAATAAGAAGAAATTAAAGAATATATTTGAGATAACTTAGTCTCAAATTCTTGCAATGATTGTAGTGGCGATAATCTGGCGTTTGGTAAAGCTAATTCCGTAATTAATGCTTTATTATTCTGCATTCTGTTTATAGCTGCATTATCAATTAATCCCAATAAAGCTTGGGGTGAAATAATCCACAGGGCAGCTTGAATTGCCATTACATCTAATAATCCGATACCGCTAAATTCACCAGTAATCATTTCAATTTCAGTTAACATTTGATTGGATGAATTTCCCAATTCATTTCTCCTATTATTCAATTTTTGAATTTGTTTTTCATAAAATGAACTATCTATTTTATCTCCACCAAAAATGACGTCGTCTATATTTGAAAAGCTAAAATTGGATACATCTTTGGAGTAATACCCTACATCAAAAGTTGTTTGAGCCAAATATTTTTTAGCCTTTTGATTGGCTATATCTATCTCTATTGCTTGATTATAGACATCATTATAATCCACTTTATTTAAACTTAAACCTCTTTCTAATCCATTTTTATTTGGAATTGGCTTCCAGTTTATTTTTGTTTCATTTCTATTGATTTCTTGAATGTTAAAAGCTAACGTATCGAGTAATGCAGTGATTACATTGAAAAATTTTGAAAATGTTAGCAACTCTGATTGATGTAAAGCTTGCGGATTTGCGGTAGAATTGACTAAATTGGCATCTAAAATATTTGAATTATTTTTAACATAAGATAATATATCTTTAATATATCCATTAATGGATGTATCACTAAATACATTTGATTTATTAAATCTTATCTCAATAACTCTTTCTATATATGGTCTTTTTAAATAAGTGCCTTTAGAAAGCTGAGTTTTTGATTTGTCTTTTATAAAGGGTGCACAAATTCTATTTGTTGCTGGCAATACAGTTAATTCTATTCTTGGATCAACAACAAATGGTTTTAATATGTGTATGCTTTGAACATTTACATTTGCGCTTGGAAATTTAAATTTTAAAAACTCTCTTGAAGTAATATTAAAAGTTTGTTCATCGATATCTATAGGGGACAATGATGAATTTAATTGCTTATCAAAAGGTCTTAGATACATAATGCCAAGCGCAGCCACAGTTGAATTTTCATCTCCAACGGCAAGCACATTATTACTTAATACTGAATACAATTCTCGTTTTGTAGATATGTTTTCGAATTTGTTTAAATAGGAAGCCGCTATTTCTAAATTATTAGAAATGCGGGTGTCATCTTGATTTAAGGAAGGATCGTGTCCTGGGCTATAGGATTTTGTTCCATCTTCATTAATAACTGGAAACCCTAACATTCGATAAAAAGCGTTGGTTCTGCTTTCTTGATAAGAAGAACTTAAAGTTCCGCCAGAAATAAATAAATCATCTATTTTTTTATTTTTAATTAATTCAGATATATTTTTATTTATTACAAATGTACTTCTATGAGAGTCTATGTTTTTAATTACTTTATTGAATAAATCTACAATATTAGGGGCAACGATATCTTGACTTGAATAATACTGTTGCTGAGGATTTGTATTTGTATTATTCACGTGCAACGTCTCCTTCGTCTCTGACAACCTTCTCGATATTCAATGTATCTGAATGTACAAATGTATACAGTAATTCTTTTATTTCTATTGTCGGTGTTTGATCGATATCTTCTGGATTCGTTAAAGTTGAAATGTATTTATTATCAAAAGAGACCGAAACATTTCCATTACCTGAAACTTCACTTGTGATCTGAGCTTTGAATACTGATGAACCATCATATGTGAAATCGCTTATCTGCCCGAGGGTGACAAAACCTTTTAATTTTTTAGATAAAGTATCAGCAACATCTGTTGGTAAATTGGTCGCCATATTAGAACCAGATTGCTCGTTTAATGATACTGATACTTCTATTGGAAGTGTAGTAAATTGAATGGTAGGATCAATTGTAAAAGATGATTTGTATGGGTCAAATGCAATTCCAATTACTTGATTTAAAGATGATTTTGTTTCATCTTGTAAATTAGATAAGCATGCCAATAATTCTGTCTGAAGTTCTGCGGCAGTTTCAACCGAGACATTAGACCTAAATTTATCTATTGCTTGAAATAAACAATCTTGAGTATTAGAAATATTTGGAAGAGTCAAATCTGTTTGAAGCGAAGTGGAAACAGAATTTGTTTGTCTAACAATACCATCATTAATAAAAGCAATATCAAAAGCAACGTCAGGATGACATCCAAGAGATATTAAATTTTGAGCAATTAATATGTCATGATTTATTTTAAAAGTATATTCTGTTGGATAATATACAAATCCAGTATTGCTTATTGTACTTGATTCTTGAATCGTATCCGGTAAAATTACTATTGTCTCTATAGTGCCTGGATTTTCATCATCGCTATTTACTTTCATATAAGTAGTAGCATCATCTTCGTAAGCTGCTCCACCAGTAATTGATAGAGTGCCGGTATTTGGAGAAGTTTTGCCATTATTATACGTTTTGACATAGTCAACTGGCGGTTTAGTGACAATACAATTTAATATTCTAATCCATCGAGCACCTTTGGAATCTGTTCTTCCAAATAATGCTGGATCATAGAAAAATCTAATATCTACCGTGTAAGGAACTTGATCTGGATTGGACGATGAATCATAAGTCGTGCCACTCGGGAAAAATACTTTTTTAGTACCTTTTGGAAGATCAAAGGCATGGGTAATATTATTAAAACGTAATTTTTCTATTTGATTGGAATCCCAGAATTGATAAGAAGTTTCTCTTAGAGTTTTATTTTGAACAATTTCATTTGTTTCTATTACTTTATTAAAATAAAGGAAATTTCCATTTAATGAAATTATTTCTTTATTATCACCTATAAAGGAAGGACAAGTTAGCGCATCACAGCATCCATCTGTGCTTCCTTTACTGCACGGTGGAAGTCTAAAAAATAAATTTAATAATTGTTGAATTACTTCAATAATTAAAGCAATAACTCCAAATATAACAAAGAAATTTTGGAGAGAACATAATAAGTCTCCAATTTTTTGAACAATAGCTATAACGCTATCATTATCAAAAGATTGAATACTATCACTTAAAATTTTAATATTTTTAATTATTTGTTCTATTAATGCAATAATTCTTTGTATTAAATAAATAATTAATTCTATTATTAGAAGTAATAAGGCTATTATTAATAGTATTAGAGCTGCTGCGGGAAACAAGCTTAAGATAGCCGGTATACAAATTCTAAATAATCTTCTTAATGCTCTTGCAAGCTTAAAAGGATTTAACAATGAGCAGAGGACTTCTATTATGCAAAGAATCATTTGCAAAATAGGTATAATAAATTTTAATGGTATTAAAAATATATTGATAAATCTTAATAAATCTTTAATTCCATCGAAGATGTTGCGATCCGGACCGAATGATAAATGTGGATGTAAGACCGTTCCAAAGGGAAGTATAGAAGTTAATCTATTAAATATGTCAGATAAATCTTCCAATCCAAGAAGTGGATCTGGTAGACTAAATGTTGGAATAGTCGGCACCAATCCAGCAGTCGAGCTTGTTGGAACATGAATATTGGTGAGGTCAATTGGATCGCAAGGAGTCATTATTTCTCTTTAATATATATCAAATAGAACCTAATTGACCATCTTTTCTTACTTTTCTTGAATTGACAATCATATCTTCGGCATCTAAAATTAATTTACCACATGATCTGAAAGTCATGTCGCCATTTGAATAAAATGAAATTCTACTTTCTGAATGTATTTCTATACCATAATTATCTATTCTAATAACGTTTACTCCTCCAGTGCTATTAATTACTCGAATATCTATTTCTCCTGGTAATTTTCCATTATTTATTTCTATAAATCTTTTGTCATTATTAGGAGTAGATCCGCCAGATTGGATTAAAAGACCGCCATCTAAGTGAATAGCGGCGGAAATATTATTCGAAGTATTATCTCTACCAATATTCATAATTAATGATCCTTGCAAATCAGCTATTAATGAATGTCTATTAATTGTATTTGCGCCAATATTTAAATCAATCGAACCATCAAAATTGAAAGAACCGGATCTTCCACCACCATTGGCATTTTTGCCAGAAATAACAATATCTTTAGCAATATAATTTTGTTTTTTCTCTACTAAGCCTCTACCTAAAAATGTTGTAGGTATTCTTTCATATATTTTAATACTTCCATCAAAAGCATTTAAAGTATTTTGAAGGTTATGATAAACGGTCCCATATTTGATGTGATTTGGTTTGCCAGGCAAGGAAAATCTATCTATCGGGGATGCGTTTCCGTTTAAATCATCAATAATATTGATAACTGCATTGCTTCCGGCAAAATTTTCCAATAAGACATCTTGATTATTTTGATTAAATACAAGATCATTTGGATCTTTTGTCTTATCATTTGGATAAATAGTAGAATAATTTTCATACCTTACAGGTAATGGTATATTGCCTGTTTCAGATGAAGCGGGAACATTTAATTTAATTTGACCTTCTTTATCTATGTCAAGAAAAAATCTACTTCTATTTCTTGCATAATTTGCAGTATCCGAAGTATCAGGGGCGGCAGTTAATTCTTTTCGAGCATTTAATTCAAAGTGAAAAGCAACCGATCTTCTTTCCAATGTTTTTATATTATGATAAACATTTCCAAGAGGATCAGTTTCTTCTACATTATTTTTTATATTTTTAATTGATAATTTTTCAATTTGACCAATAGGAATTATTGACCTATTTAAATCTAAAATATTTCCATAAATATCTACAACATTTCCTTTTATTGTCTCCATGAGAAAATTAGGGGCTGTCAGAGATAAGCTTAGAGCGTCAGCTCTACCATCTCTTCTTGATCTAATATTTACTGGATTAATATTTTTATTATCTTTATAAGCAATAAATTCTTTATCATCTGATAATACATTAAAGCTTTTAGCATATTCATAAATTACTTCTCTTTGCTCTACCCTCGCCGGGTTTCTTGTGGAAGTAGAAGTATTTGTCCATGATGTATTGGCAATTGGATCAAATCCAATTGTTTGCAATGTATCATTATAATCTAATGAAGTCTCCCTTAAGGATGAAGCATAATTTTCATTTGGTGTTTTATCTCTTAAAACGTCTCCTGAAATAACTCTTCCTGCCTCAGAAAAAGAATAAATATTATCAAAAGTATTGCTGAATACATCTCTATTTGTATCTAAAGTTATGGCGTTATTTTCTTCACCAATAACAATTCCATCTTGATTTGAAACCTTTATATATGTATTATTATTTGACTGTATTACATAAGAATTTTCTTCCAAATCTGGAACATTTGGTTTTTGTTTATTTAATGCTGATACGTCTTTTGCCAATAAATTAACAGCATACCAAATCCCTCCATCTGCCTGTGCAACTAAAATAGGGGTTCCATTTTTTGGGTATCCGCCAGCAAAACCACCACTTGTATTAAAATAATCAATTGGAAGTTGTGTTTGAATAATATTGTTTGGATCTTGTCTAATAGACCCGTATTCCTGATGCGCTCCAAGATAGACTTGAATTTTTAAAGTCTCTGGATCAAAATCAATAATTGTGCCTAATCTTAATAATCCGGCTGGACGTACTATTTGTGTTTGTCTTGATGTATTTGCCATTATGCATTGCTCACTGGCTTGTAGGTAATCCAAACGTCGACAACTTTGTCATATAAAATATTATCTATTTTAGATTGATTGATTTCTCCATTATAACTCTGACCATACCCATAATCTCTTGACAATGAATATGCGCTTGGAGATGGAGATCTTACATCGGTTTTAACTGATGCATTGACGGCAATGGAATCCGGTATTGGTATTTGTGAAGCAAATGCCGATAATGATTGCTGATCGCCTGCTTGGCTTGTTGGGGCTCCAAAGTTATTTATCGATTGTTTTCCAATAATTGCATTTCTATATAAGTTTGCTAACTCCAAAGCATTTGTTGATGGGGCTCCATATTGAGCGTTATTTGAAGAATAATATACTCTAAATTCAAGACTTGCATTTGCATCACTTGATAAAGAGACCTGAGCATTATTTAAAATCTTATTAAATGTGCTTTTATTCGATTCAGAATAATTTGAAGAAGGTGAATCAATAAATGTTCCAATATGTTGTTCATTATTTATACTATTATCTTTATTATGAACAAAATTAGTAATTTCTCTATTTTTATAAAGTACTTTTCCAACCATATCTAAATATGTTGGAATATACTCTCCCATAGAGTGTCCCGCTGATAATTCTAATTGGGTAGAAAATTCTCCGCCAAAGTTGATAGAATGTCTTACAGAGGTGACATAATATAATCTATCAATATCTTCAATATAAACAACTTCTCCTGGTTGCATATATTCATTACCTACAATATTGATACTTCCATTATGAACCTCATTTCTTGCCTGATTTAACAGTGAAACGGCAAATGGGGCACATTGAGATTGTGGATCTGTTAAATACGGGGCAGATACTGATTGAGTATTTCGAACTCCATATATTTTCCACATATCATAATCTACCGCTTCCGCTGTCGTTAAAGCATTTCCCCCACCGCTAAAACCATTTAAATCAGATGGCAATGAAACATCAAAATTATCAGCAAAAGTGCCTTGTACAGTGACTGCCGTAAATGAAGGCGGTCTTGTGCCTATTGAATAACTTTTTATCTGATTATTTTTAATTATAAATCTTTTTCCGGAATTAGGTCCATAATCATCATAACCCTCATCTTCAATCATATATTGAATTGATTGAGGAATTAAATCATTATCAACTAATCCACCACTTAACATTTTGTTAGCTGAATTATCAGTATTTGATAATAGAGCTGCGCCTTGTTTTGCGCTCTTAAGAGCGCTAATAGCTACTTTTAATAGGTTTTGTCTTTTCGAAATTCTTGTACTTATTTCATTAAGAATTCGAAGTAAATCTACAGAACTAATAGTAGTACCTGCCAAAGTTTTTTGACTATTCGGAAATACCTGTGTAATATCAAATTTTACACCAGTCTTAGAAAATAATCTATCAATGATTTGATTTTGCCGCGATAATGTAAAAATTGTACCTGCTGGTAATGGAGAAACTGTATTTAAAAATTTAATTCTGTTGGAAGTTCCAAAAATATTATTTAATTTAGATTGGCTTTCAATAGAATCTAACGCGTTCAATTGCCCACTGAATTTATTCAAAATAGATTCAGGATCTGTTTCAGTAGTTAAATCATCAAGAGATACCGATGAAATATTTCCGTTTTGATTGGAAATAAAAGAAAAATTTGAATTTAATCCAGCATTAGAAACATTGTTAATAGATTGTTCTGAAAAGAATTTAGAAGCTTGCTCATCAGAAGTTGCGCCCAAAGCTAAAGCATATAATCTCAACTCATCTTCAACTATTTCTATTTGTTTTAAAGCATTATCTAATTGATTAACAAATAAATCTTCTAAAAATTGTGGATACAATTGAATATTGTATTCTTTTTGCATCCTAATCATTTTATAAAATATAGAGCTTGGAATTCTATTATATTGTGGCGGTCTTATTTGAATATGACCTTGAGTATTTGCAAATACTTCTAATCCTAAAAGCTTTGCTACTTTTTCAATATGATCTGAAACTTTTATATATTCACTCTTAAATAATTGAGGATTTGAAAAGCTTTTTTCAAATGCTTGAATATCATAATCTTTATCGTAAGTATCATCTACAATGAAATAATTAACATCTTCATTGTTTCTAACTTTCCAAGCTAATCTGCGGGTCAAAAAGTTGAGTTTTTTTCTTAATCTAACTTGTTTGGTTGCGTCGCTTTGATCGTTAGAATTAAAACCACTATTTGAATAATTTGGTTGAAATGTAATATCATTTCCAACAATAGAAACTGGAGAGTTAATTCCCTCCATATATCTAAGAACATCTGAATTTTTAGCAGCTATTTTAGCATCTATTTCATCTATATTTAATTTTAAATTGTTAGCGGCGGTATTTGTAGATAAGTAAGCGCTTAATCCACCATTGGTTAATAAATTATATTCATCTTGCAGTGATGCTTTTTGAGAAAGCAAATCATTTAATTCAGTGTTCGCCGTATTAGCTCTTACCTGCGCCGTCACGTTTTTAATATATGCTTCGGAATCCATTTCCAATTTTTTAAATGGAATGAAGTTTCCGTACATAATATTTCTTGATTTCAATTCTGTTTGCAAATTTCTCATATAAGAAACAGATGGATCTTGTCCCGTGACAGCATCTCTTCCTAAATCACTATATTGTGATGCTGCTTGATAAAAAGTAGCAAAATTATATGGTTCGCCAGTAATCAGCAATGAAAGAACATTCATTACATCTTGCCCGGCAAATGGATCTGCGGTAATCGGTGGAGAGGCACTATTGGAAACGGGGTTTTCTTGGTAATTGTTTCCAAACATTACCAATGTTCCAATGCCTTCTTTCCATTTGTAAACCATTCCATCTGGATCATAAAATACCCTACGATGGGAATTATTTTTTATTCTATCTCCATCTGAAAAGAAATTGTTTATCGTTGGAGATTTTCCAATATAAATTCCATTTTTAAATTTAGCAAACTCTGAATTAAATAAATCTTTGTTTTCGGGCAATAATTCTGGAACACCATCTGGTGGCAATCCAGTAACGCTATCAAACTTAATATCAAATGGTGTTAATGGGTTATAGAGAGATCCATTAAATACATTTAGAGCTGGCTGATAATTAACTAATCCCATTTGAAAATAATAGGAATTATCTTTGCAATTAATAGACAGCGAATAAGTCCCATTATTATTGTAAGAGCGATCTGTGGTTTCGACTACGCCCGCAAATACATGGGTTCCGCTTTTTGAAGCGACAAATTGATTTCTTAAGATTGCCCAAAGCCAATTTGGGAAAGCATCGCCAACAAAAACTGATTTTTCTATAGAAGAATCTTTTGCTATATCAAAATAATCTTCTAAATTCATTAATGATTTGTTAATTCCCTGTAAAAATCCTACACCGCTGATAGCTTCTTGAACTCCGCCAAGAACTTTCACATCTTCTTTTGTTTTAGATGAAACATATATATGAATTACATCCATTGGCTGAATAACAGATTGTCCGCCATAATGAAGCAACATTTTTTGACGTAATTTATTTGTATCCTTATTAAATTTTCTTTGTGTGGTTTGGGAGTTTTTATTAATTTGTAATTGATTATATAGACTTTGAATAATTTGTTTAAATAAGCTTACTTCTCCCCCTTGAAGAGATTCATTGCCTATTTGGCTATTGACGCCTACATAAGCAGAATCTATATCTACATTAAACAGCGACCCAGAAAATTGTATTTCTATTCCAGCAGAATCAATAATAGCTATAATTCTTTTGCCAAGAAACGTTTCTGGATTTACAATAAAATTAATTGGATTGGCACCTCTATTAACTCTGATTGTATTCAGGCTATTTTTCGATAAATCAATTGTACTACCAAGAACATCCAATCCTAATTGAACAAAGGATGCGCCTAAAACAGGATTGGTCGCATCGGCAATAGCTTTTTCTATATCATTTGAAGTTATTTGCATTACCTTCAAAGGATCTGTAAATTCAAGCCATGCACTACCTGAACCAAAATTTACTCCGACCGTAGTATTAAATCTGACTGCGGTTGTAAATTCCATGACTCCGGTACCCTCACCTAAGGAAGATGAAAAAGAATCGGTATTATTTACAATCCAACTTGTATTTGTTGCATCATCTGACAAGTTAACAAGAGTTCTAACTCTATCAACAACATCTTTAAATGAAGAAAAGGCAGATGAGCCAGCTAAACTTCCAATTGTGCTTAAAGTGTCAGTTGCAGAAAAAATAATAGGTAAAAGAGAATCGTCTAAAGTTTGAGTCTTACTTGTTATTTCAGAAATTTTAGATAATTTTTCATAAGCTGCTATTTGCTTTGCTTTATTTTGGAAAAGAAATTTTGTAGCTCTAATAAATAGCTTTTCATCTTTACTAATTAAATCATTTCTATAATTTTCTGAAAGCGAAGAAAATAATCTTTTTTTTACCAAAATAGTAAAATCTGGTTCTTGAAAAAGAACACTTGATTGATTTACTTTTGGATTAAATAAATCATTACGGTGGTAGCCACCTTCTAAATATTTTCTTTCAGCTTTCTGATCTATCTTCTTGGCAAATTCACCTAATTTACCATATGGCTCAGTTTTTCCATTACTGGTAGTATCTAATGTTTTTAATTTATTATCACCAATGTTTAATTGCTGACCAAGAACATCAGTTAAATTTTCTAAAAACTTTGCCATACATAACCTATATCATATGAATTTTAATATTTGTAGCTTAAAGGAACTCCTGGAATATTTCCGGTTCCATCATTATTTGCGCTTGGACCAGACATTGGATCTCTTTGGAATGCAAATTGATTTAATCTATATCCTCTTGTTTGGAGTACGGTAAAATTAATAGTATAATCTAACATTCCCATTTTGCCCGCAGATTCAGTGACGTCCATATTGTTAAAAAACCCTCGATATGTAATTCCAGAATAATATAGTTCAATACCAAGAGCAAGCGCCGCGAGAGTTGGCGGGTTAGTTGGCATTAAACTTTGAGTCAATGGGTTTAGACCAGCAATACCGTTGGCAAAAGAAGATAAAATTCCTCCAGAAGTAGAACCTATTAATTGTCCTACGCTATTAACCATATCACCAAGTCCAGATATAGTTGGATCAGAAGCCATGGTCAAAGCAACAGGATCGAAAGTATATTGCTCGGATCTGTAAATTTGATAAAGAACATTAAGTCCTTCAATTCCAGATGAGCCGGTTGTACCTCTTATATTTAAAGTAGGTAATTCCTCGCCCCAATATTGAATAATAAATCCGCCTTTAGTTCTTTCGGAATTTATTTGTTTTTTATAGTTATAATTTATTGATTCAGGGTTGATGTACATATTGACTACACCAACTTCTGGAATAAACCATTTAATAATATCTCTTCGAGTTAAATTTGGTCGAGGATTTCTATTTGGTTTTATTTTTGATTGAGGTAAATTATTTCCATCAGAACCTGACGAATTTTTAACTGTAAATCCATTTGAATCAATAGTTTTGACTTGATTTTGATTTTGAACTGGTATGTTATTTTTATCGTTTAATAAAACCATTGTATTAATATACTCCGCCGTTAGCTACAGCTTTATTAAGCGTTACTACCGCATTTGGATTATCTGTTTTTGTTTGCATCTCAAATGGCGGTAAATCTTTAGCAGTCATTGTTATATTGATATTGCTTGATTGTGATATTTCTGTTTTATTAGCGCTTGCAATTTTTGCAGTTTGTTTTGGCACTTGATTTAAAGTTGGCGGTCGAGAGGTAATGGGTATTTTATTTAAACGTTGTCTGTTTGAAGTAGTTTCTTGTCTTTCTCTTGATTCTCTTCCTCTTTTTTCGAAAATTTCCGTCATAGAAGAAAATCCTTCTTTCCCTTCAAGCATTACCTGATTTAATTTATTTGGAAAATCGGAAACAATACCTTCTCCGGCGCTTACAAAATCACCAAAAGCAGCACGATTGCCATTTAATCGTGATTGTCTAACGTCCAACTCTTTTCCTTCATTGGAAACATTTCTTTGAATAGCCCTTGAAGAAATATCTTGAATTGCTTTTGCCGTTGCTGAATTTTTTTCTCCAGTTCCAATTAAATTTTCTGCAAAAATTGCTAATTCTGCATCGGAATTAGCTACCAATTGATCAATTCCAACATCAATGGCATTTAATATACTATTTGTTTTGTTGGTGACGGACTCTCCTCTTTGAGCTGTCTGAGCTACGGCTTCATTCCCCGTTTTAATTGCAGTTCCGCCGTTGCCTGAAGCTAATGCTTCAAGCAATCGTGTTGCGTCTTCTTTATTTGATGCTAAGTTGCCAAATGCTCCGCTTTGCAGTAAAGCTCTTTGTCTATAAAATTGAGAAGCGGCTTGTTGCGATGATGCTGCTTCAGCTTGAGTATATATCTTTCCACCAAATTGCTGACGAAGGGCGTTTTCCGCCATTTTAGCAACTTGATCTACCTTTCCTTGACGTAATAACTGTTCAACTTGAAAAGCTCCCTGTAAGCCTCCTGGACCACCAGAACGTTGTGAAATTAAAGCCTGAGTTCCTTCGCTCAAATTTCCAACCGCTCTTGTCATATGAGTAATAATGTCAAGGCTTGCTTTTGCTGTTAATCCAGTATTCTGAAGAGAATTACTAAATCTTCCAAGAATTTTGGTAGCACCTTCGGTATTATCACCAATATTTTTAAAACCATTTGCAATTGTGTTTAAGTATTCTTGAGTATCCGAAAATCTCAAATTCAAAGCATTCGATGTTTCAGACATTAATGCAAATAATCTTTCGCCCTTCTCTGATGCATCAGTGACTCTACCTTGAGAATTTGATAAACTTTCGTAAGCTCTATTCATTGTATCAAGAACGGTAGACACATCTTTCCCGGCTCCAGCGGCTAATTGCAATGCAGTGGTCATTCTGTCTGCGCCTGTATTGGAACTAATACCATCAAGACCACCAGGTATTTTACCCAATACTTCAGCTAAATTTTGAACCTCTCCAAAAGAAGTGTTTGTTGCTTTTGCAGTTTCTAACATTTTGTTAGTAAATTGGGCGGTACTATTGTTCAATGTAGAAGTTAATTTGTTTTGATCGTCAAAAAATTTATTTAAATTTCCACTTGCCGCTGCTAAATTAAGCACTCCCCTTTGAGCTCTTTGAGCCGAATCAGCATGCATTAAAAATGATTGTATTACTTCATTACTTGAATTAATTAATTCTTTTGGCAGCACATTAATTTTTCCCAGTTTATCTAAAGCGTTTTTTAAACTTCCAGTTTTAGAAGTAATGCTATCAAATTGATCTTGCATTGTGCGGACCTGCGCTCCGCCATTTACGCTGAAATTTTTAAATGGTTCAAAATTGGTGGTCAAGGCAAAAAGTTTGCCTATTGTACCAGTTAATTTATCAGTTTCAGATTCTAAATTAGAAGTATTATTTTGATTTTCTTTAATATCTTTACTCAAATTTGAAAAAGCGTCGCCCATACCTCTTAGCAGGGTGACGCCTTTTTCATATTTAGTATTTAACGTATCGAATATTTCTTGACTTTTTTTGAAAAGACTTGAATTCTTTTCTGCGCTGTCTCCGACATTTTTCTGTGCATTGTTTAAATCGGATAATGCTCTTTTATTTTCATCGATTGCCGATGTATTATTTTTCAGGCTATTGGTATTTGAATCTACCTCCTGTGTATTATTTTTAATATTATCATCGGCAGCCATATTTTCCTCAAACTATTTTTTTTCGTCTTCCTCGTTTTTTATTATTTTTACTTGGTTCTTTTTGATTTTTGACAAATTCAAGAGCTTTTTCAAAATCATCATCTGAACTGGATGTATTTTTTGCTTGCGTTAATTGTGCGACAGCTTGAGGATCGATAAATGATCCTATCGTATAAGCAAAATTTTTATAGAACTCTATTTTTTCTTCTTGATCTTGAAACCAATGATGGTAATAATACATTTTAGTAAGCGGATCCATTTCATCAATTTCTTTATCTGTATGGAATTTTCCAAAAGTCTTACATAAATACCATAAAAACCGATGATCTGGCTCCTTAACTATTTTTTTAAAGCTTCATTGACCTCTTTCGCGTCTTTTTCTGTCTTAAAACTAAATCTATTAGAGCTTTCTTCCTCTAACTCTTTGAAAGCTCTATATAATTTTTCAGTAGTAAATTCATCTAATTCATCAATAAATGATAATTTCATTTCAAATGAATCATCGCCGAGATACATTTCTACTGGATTATTATTAATTGAATATAATGAATGAGCCAGTATTCTACGGCGAATTTCATATCCAGCTTCGACATCATTTTTTTTATCAAAAATTGATAATAAGGAATCTTGATTTTCTTTTGATTTTAGTGTTCTAAGTGAAAAAATAACGTCATCTATTTCAACATTTTTTGTCATTCTTCCAATATCAAGAAGAACTTCCAAAGCTGTTTTATTTACCTTGGGTAAAGTCTGTCTTAAAGACGAATCTTTTATTCTCTGATATTCTTCGAATTCTTCTTGAGTTAATCTACGCTGTTCACCTGGTTTAACTGTGGGCAACGGAGCATTGAATTTTCTTTCTTCCACGTATGGTTGATTAAAATCTAATTCTGGATTATAAGCGTATTTGCCATTTTCCTCTGCTGTTGGAATGTCGAATGTTTTTAATGGTTGGTTATTGAATGAAGATGTTCGTTTAAATGAAGACATAAATATTCCTCTCCCCTTGAATATATCAAGAGGAGAGTCCTAATAGTTATAATTTAGAATAAAAAATATTAAAGATTAATTAAAGTAGCTCGTAGTAAGCCAGGAGCATCAAGAGCGCCGCGGCGACCGCCAGAGTCAGTTTGCCGTTCAATTCCTTGACTATCTGTTTGAAGAAGAATGCCTCTTTCACCGCCAGTTGCTGCCGGACCACCGGAAATAGTTGAATAAATATCTTCAGCTACCCAGCCCATGTTATCAGTAATTAGCCAATTATCAGCTCTCAGTGCAGTTTGAATGCTTTCTATCCATATATTTTTAATCGTAGTGACAATAACTTGGTTATCGTCATTTCCCCAGCGATCATAAATATCTATATCGAATGGAACTCTTTGAGATTTTACATGAAGAAACCCTCGAGAAAAAGCTTCAGTTACGCGCAATCTATCAAATCTAATTCGATTACAGCTTCCGCTAATATCTGTGCTTTTTATTGGAGCGCTATCGATGTGTCCATCGGTTCCAAGCTCGTCAACCATAGAAATACTTCTACGTTCGTTAATACTTAACTCTTGAATTGCACCAATAGCCGTATTTCCGACTCTGATAATCATTTGAGTCGAAAGGGATACAGATGTCTTATTACTACCATCTGCATTCGTTAATGTTGAGCCTGTATTAACTGCTAAATTTGCCATTAGTTATCCTCACAAATAATGCTTAATTATTAGGATTTTAATTTCCATCATATTAGTTATTTTTAATGAAAAAAGCCCTTGATTTTCATCAAGGGCTTTTCTAACTAATTAATTTTCTTAGGTTTGCCCAATATTGACTTTAATATATAGCCAATTCAATGGATAAACTGGAACAACTCTACAACTTACATTTACTTGTCGAGGATCAGTTGCATCTTGTTTAACGGTAATGCTATCATAGTCAGTGATCAATTTTTGAGAAACAAATCCTTTCAAAATTGAAATGACTCTTGTAGTAATAATTTGAACTGTATCAGCATCATTTGGTTGCCCAACAAAGCCTGCGCAACCATCTCTAAATGATTTAGCTATTCTATCTCTAATAAAGACAATTGATAATTCTTCTTCTTCTGGGAATCCAGATTCGGTAGTGGTCTTGCCCCAAATTACTCTGCCACCACCAGATACTGGAACTACTGGTATAATTCCATTATTGAGCAAGCTATCTATTTCGAGTGGCTTGAGTAAGCGATTGCGAAGAATTGTAAATCCACTCAATACTTTATTGGTAATAGGCATTGAAAGATTTGCTAAACTGGAAATAAAACCGGCGGCGGCTGCTGCCATGTAGAAACCGTCTAATATTTGATTATCTGTTCCAACTTGAACTACAATCTGATCTGGATAGAAATATCCACATCGATAAGTAAACCCGAATGCATCTTTAACAGAATAATTTGTCAAATCCTCAGTATTACCTGCAAGAACTTCTGCTACCGTATCTCCTTGGATTCCTTCAAGAATGCCAATATCTTCAACAGCCGCTGGTTTATTTCCTACGACGTTATCAACGGTCAAACCATTAATTGCTCCAGTTAAAAGGATTCTTTCATGTTTATTTCTAATATTGCTTTGTGCAAGACAATGATTTAAAGCATTTTGGAAAATCAATGACATTGTTTGACGCGGAAGTGGAACTATCATATCCAATTCAACGGCTTCTAATGTTTCTAATGCAGTTGTCCAACCTGGATCGTAGAATGAAGCATCTTTACGATCAACTAAGCTAATTCTTAATGCATTGTTATTTGGAACAATGTTATGATTTAATACTAAGAAAGCCGAAGTTGATGCTGGATCGAGCACTTCATATTCAACATTTGATTGAGAATTGAAACTCTTCGCGATAGTTAATTGATCTGAGCCATTGACAGATAAAATGTCGAAAGTTCCGTTATTTGTGGCTAAAATATCTCCAGTAATAACGATCTTCATTCCAGTCAATGCTGGAATTGCAGTAAAGTTTACAGATGCCGAATCAAACGTTGCATTTGATGTCCCGGCGAGAGCCACCAAAACGCCATCAGTTCCAGTAGAAGAAGCTACTGTAGCCCCCGTGGTTGGATTTATTAGATGAAATGATGTTCCAGCTCTATTGACAAATGGGGTAAATGGAACCGTTCCACTTGCTTGAATTTTTAATATTCCATTTGAAACGCTGATGATATCAAATGTTCCATTATTTGCTTGCTGAGTCGAATCGAATATTTTTAATTTCTTACCAACATAGGAAGAATCAAAGGCTAAACCACTAACAGAGAAATCAGCGAGTACAGAAGATGATAGGCTTCTATTTAAATAACCATCATTACCATAATTAATCGCTGATTCTGCCTCTATAACTGAGTATGAAAAATCATAACCCGCTGGGTAAGCAGTATCTGAGAATACAAAGGAACTTACTGATGGATTGCCGGAAGTTCCAAGAGTATAGAAAGTATATTTATTTGGTAATAACTGGGATTCTACTTTAGAAACTGGGTCCGTAACAAAAACGTGTATATTTGAATTTGTATCTGGGTATACGCCTACCGGTAAAGGAATTACGAAATCATCTACTGTAGTAGAACTTGCATTAAAATTGCTTACCAAATTATAAGAAGTTCTGCGTGGTAGCGGAGGGGCTGCTTGAAGGGTCATTAAAGCCGGAGTGCTGTTTGCAAAAGCTAATTGACCACCCAACGAAACTGTATTATCTAATGTTGGAGTGCCATGTTTTGCAGTCAATGAAGCCATATCTGTAAAGATTTCTGGATCATTAATATCGGTAGTAGCAATATATGATGCAGTAAGCGAGTCATTTTTAACTAAGGCGCCCGAGTTAACTTTGACTGTAAAATAATCACCTTCACGGAAGGGGGATGTTGAAACGCCGCTGCCGCCTGGTTGTGTTTCTGAAATTGCAAATTGTAGAATTCCGTTAGATACTTGTTGTCCATTTGAAATCCAAACAACAGGATTTCCATTACTATCTAATTGAGCGCCAGATACAGAGCCAAAAGCTAAGAATCTTGCTGTTTCTTGTATTACTGTATTCCCACTATTTCGACGTACTGAAATACATTTAATTGTCCATGTTTCTGTTGGAGCATTTGGATCTACGAGAGTGACTCCGCCATAACCATCTAAATTACCTAAACCTACGTTGCTTGCTCCCGCAGTATAAAAGGAACCACCTTGATCAACTAAATAAGCTGTTTGAAGTTCAATGTGTCCAGTATTAATATCAACTCTATAGTCATATTTATTAGAAAATGGATCGGTATCTGGAACCTGCTCTAATCCATTTAAAAGAACTCCATTTTTAAATAATTGGAGTCTGTTTGATACTAAAGGAAATAGTTGGAGCGCAAAATGTCTGCCATCCCTACCAGTTGTACCAGTATATGAACTATTTACTCCATCATTGCCGCTGCCGTTTGCAGAGCCGACAATTACTTCTGAACGAGTTCCTGTACCTATAACACAAGCTATTCTGGTGCTCCCTGGAAGTGAAACACCACTGGAAATAGTAGTCACTTCATCATATACGCCTGGTTGTACAACTCCGCCTGGTATGTTTGGCATTATTTATTCCTTGTCAAAGTTAAAAATTGCAATTTCACAGATAGATATGAAATTATTGATTAGAATTAATCAAAGTTCTATCAATCCATCTAAAAGATTTATTTGGGTTTTAATTGTTAGGTTTTGAGCAACAATTCCATTGGGAATTTGCCCGAATTCAATCATAAAATTTATTACGTCAATTGTATTAGATATGGGTATCTCTCTTCGCCACTGAGTTCTTGTTTTTAATGAGATAGTATCTTTATGTAATTTTTGTCCCCTGTCTTCCATGTCAGAGGATCCTGATGTAGATACTCCAGTTATTATTAATCCTTCTTTTTGTAGTTCTTGAAAATAAATATCTACAAATTGTAATGAAATAATATCAACTAAATCATCTCTTGTTCGCGGATCTCTTGCTAAAATATCAATATTAACAGTTCCTTCCCAAGATCCTGCGAAAATATAACTTTTAGGAGTTTTAATTAATTTTTCATTTCCATATCCATCAACGAAAAGAGTGTCTTGATATTGTATAGAGCCCATTTCTCTGTTAAAAGAGATGGGAGTAGACGACATTCCACCAGCTTTAACTATAATTGCTGGATAAAAAGTCGCTTCAAAACGAAAGGCTTCTTCTATACATACCCTTGTAGTAATGTTATCGTACAATCCAGCTTCTAATGGCATGGCTGTATGGTCTGGTGTTAAATTAAATCCAAACTGATCTTCAGCGTATCTATAATAAGTATCTTGTTTGAAAAAATCTTTAAGTGTAGATAAGACAAGACTCTTTATCTGATAGGTCAAAGTATTTTGAACTACATTATGTATTCTTCCTAAATCAGTTTTAACTATATAATTAGATACCATCTTACCATCTATATTTAAAGGAAACTGGGCTTAGTTTAATTGGAAATGAACCTGACGTCGCATTAGTTGGAATAGCCGCTGCGACTCCGAAAAATAACCCATAATCCGCTGTATTTACCGCAGTAGGTGTAGATGAATAGTCGCTGATTACTGTGGCGGTACTTGACGCATTGGTTATATTAGTTGTGGATGTGACTATCGGTGATAAACTAACAGAGCCTTGCGCAACAGATGGTGCCAAATACGAAGCTTGAGATGTAATTGGCAATCTATTTAATGAGGTTGTAAATACAATTGTCGATGCCCCATCGATGATACTATTGCTCGAATTATAAAATATGTAGTATGAAGAACCTAATATTTTAGCGTTTTTCGGAATTATATTTGTTATATCTGTTAAAATACTAAATGATTTGGTTGCGTTTGAACTGGATATTAAATCAATTTCTGTGCTAATCCAATAACCACTTGTTATTCCACCAATTGTAGGACCTGCTGGAATCATGCTAAATGTCGTAGAACTTGTGTTCGTAGCGTTCAATATTTGATACATTTGAACGGTAGTATATTTTGTTTGATTTTTATTAGACTCATATATTGATGTTGAGGTCAAACCATTAACTAATACTTCATTAGTTCCATCAATTGTTGGTGAGTCGAAAGTATTATCTTTAATTACTTGATCTAAAGCGCTTGAACAATAAATATACTGAGCTATGGAAGTGGATCCTCGATAAAATCTGTTTCTTGATACAACAGAACTACCTCCAAGCAAATACATCATTGTATTGCTTGGATTTGAAACGCTCGCTGCACTTTGTCCGGATATAATATTATCAACTATATTTGAATCGGCGTAATTTGTAATTAGACTATAATAAGTTGGATTGTTATTACTTCCATCTAATCCAAGATAATAGTATCCCGCTGAAAATTGATTTCCAGATATTAATACAGAAGACAATGGAGAAGAATTGGAGCCACGCTCAACTAATAAAGCTGGCATGTTGCCACCAGCTACACCGAATGGCGTCAAGAAATCTGATACGTAAGCTGTAAATTTATTATTACAGATATTTAATGATGGATTTGTTTGAGAATAAGACGTTGGGCTATTTATTCCAGTATGAATCCATCCAACATTGTTTTCTGAAATATTAATTACTGGAGTATTAAAAGATATTCCAGTAAATGAACTTGGCGTCCCATTTATGCCAGAAAGTGTATAATTTCCAGTTAAATTACCAGTATAAATATATCTGCAATTATTTTTTGTTATATTTAGACTTGCCTCTTTATCTAAAACAATATCATTACTATTTGTTGCGGTACCGTAGTAAGGCTCATCTTTTTTTACACAAAAATTTATATTACCACAAATATTCTCAGAAATATTTACTCTAACCGGAACAATCGCATCTGATATATTTGTTGCATTATATGTTGCTGTAATTGCAATTCCTTGTGAATTATTTGTTATATTTCTCAATATATTGCAATTAACTAATCTTTGTCCTACTACAGTGCTTGCGGTTGAAGTATTGGAAGAATAAATTACAATCGCTGCTTGATAATCATAACCAATGATTAAAGTGCCAGTAAAATCACCAGTATAATTGAATTGATTATCAGTAATATTTAAATTTTCTACTCTATGTCTTGGTCCTACAAAATTACATGAGAAAAATGCAAATCTTTGAGCATATGGAGATTCGAATATGCAATTTTTAATTGAAACATTTTTTAGAATAGTTGCATTTGCATATGTATTTCCAATGTCAGTAGACATTTTTAATGCCGACGAATAGACATTAATTGTTTGATATGTGCTACCGTTATATTGTGTAAAATTAGAATCCGATGAGGCATTATAATTATATTTTATTTTTAAATTATTAAACTCTACGTTAGATCCTATCAAGAAACCTGTAGCAGAATTTATAGTAAAAGAGCCGCCATTGCCTTCGAAAACAACTTTTGAATTGAAATTTAGCTGCTTTGAAGAATTAACTTGTATATCACCTTCTACTTTAACAAAAGTTCCTAAATTCGAATAAGAATTATTAGCTGATTTGAAGTTAAGAAGCTGATTTAACCATAAGATTAAGCTATCAAGAGTTCTGAAATTTGCATTGTTTCCGAGAACAAAAGTATTAGAAAGTCCTTGATAACCATTGGATATGTATCTACGCGCATCAGTATATGATGCTGATGAAATTACATATGTTCCTGATGGAGCCGATACGGTTGAAGTAATGTATGCAATTGGAGTTAAGTTTTTGTAATTAATTACTAAATCTTCAAAATATGTTGATTTAATTGGATATGGTTGATTTGATGTATTTGGATTTGAAACATAAAAAATTCTATTATGATTTAATCCCTGGGATTCATACAATGAATTGCCATTAATAAAATTAGTATCTGCTATCCATTCTAATTCTGATTTATCGTTTACACATAAGAACCAATTTATCGTTGAATTTGATGTAGAGAAAGATGAATATATTTTTTCAATTACAACTGGTACTGAAATATTTTGACCATTTACTTCAACAACTTTTCCATTGATTAAAGCAATGCCTCCAGAGACAGAGACGGTATTTGGATATGGACTCGCCCCAGAAGGAATTCCAGTAATATCAAAACCTTTAATAATTCCATTTTCTGTTAAAAGTTTATTTGGTGCAGCAATATAATCCAAAGCAGAGTTAGTAAATTGTTCTTCGCTAGTGTTTCCAAAATCTCTGCCATCAAGCAAATAGGAAATGTTTTTGGAGGTATCATCAAATTGACAGCTTCCAATAAACATATACTCTTTATCCAATTGCAATGTCTTAAACAATTGAACATCTAAATGTTTCGTTGTATTAATGTCTATTAGCGCATCATTAATATCTACAATAAAATCTATATAATCAATATTGGTTTCATCGTAAAATCTTACTACATTTCCTTTTTTACCAGTCGTAATAGGACCTTTGTTTGATTCTGTCGAGCCATCCCAATAACAAAGGTACCCGGTAAAAGTACCAGTCAATGCAGAGTAAGAAGTAATTGATAAAGTTATTTTTTTAAAATTATTATATGTATAGCCTCTTAGTTTGGGCGATATTTTGTAGAGACTAAAATTAGCTAACTGAGAATCACCATACAAATGAAGAGTTGAAGCAGATGAATTCGTCGTACAACGCCCACGTTCATAGGTAAAAGTTTTTCCATTTTGATCTACGAAGATTTCAAACCATCGTTTGAAAATGGTAAGAGCTGTAGAATCTGAAACGTTTTCAGCGTTAAAAGAAATTGAATCACTACCAAAATACAATTTAACTGGCGTTCCAACCGTAGAAGATACATATGGAGTAATTCCAGTTGAATGAATTCCATCATATACTGTAATTTGAGCAAAATTACTATAACCATCACAATTACACGTATTGAATTGAACGTTTTCTATTGTGAATCTTCCAAAATCTACAACTGTTCCATATCCATCAGAAGATTGAACTACTAATGTCTTACCTGGAGCTAATGAGCTCTTTGTTAAATCAAGATTGACTTGATATGTAATTCGTGTACGCGCACCGGAAACAATTGTTTTAGCCGCTATAAAACCATTCCAATAACTTTCACCATATCCATCAATTGACTGGAATGGTTCTGTAGCTAATCTTTCTTTTTCTGCACCATTAACATAAAAAGTTTTCTTTGTTAGTGGTGTAAATATTTTTGTTGGAATTAAAGCTGCGGAAGGTGAAGAATAAGAGGCGCTATAAGGAGGTGAGGCAGAATTAGAGCCTGATGGTCCTAATCCTAACGCATCCTTACCATCAAATACATTGATTGCATTATTCATATTTGAATAAGCCGCATTCGTTGCCGTTTGATCATATGCTCCAGAGGAATTTACAATTGCTGAAACAATTGAAAAGCTTGCATTGTTAATGGAATCTGCAAGCATTATTCCTAATTCTCCCTTATATGGGAATGCAATGAATCTATAATTGAATCCTGGAGCTCTAAAAGCTTTATTTATATTTGATACTACGTTATCGAGCGTATATGTTCCTGGTGAAACGCCGAGATTTCCACTTACATCAATTGCTGGAAGTGAAATTGATTGCTCTACGGGGTTTCCTGTGGGATAAAGTTGTAAATATAAATTGTAATGTGAAGAATCTATTAAATTAGCATTAAATCCAACAGAAACAGTCGAAGCTCCGCGAGGATTTCCAACAATTAATGATGATGAAATTGTATTTGATACAGTCGGAGCTTTAGCGAGAGCCAACACTCCTTGTTTATCTGTATTATATAATGCTTTATCTACTTTGACTTGAGCGGTAGTAGTTTCTAATAAATTTTTACCATTAATTCTTAAAACAAATGTTTTATTACCACCAGAGTAAATATATTTTTTCTCTTTTATTAAGAATTTTACTTCTATTGAGCCATAATTTACTGTAGCAATGTCTCCTGGAACTATGGTAGAGAAAGCTGCATCAAAATTATTAGACGATGTAGAGGTTGGGGTTAATAAAATTACATCATCGCCGACATCAATTGAGTCTACCGGTGAGCTACTACTTCCATTTAATAAATATGTGGTAGCAGGAGTATATGGCAATATATTTTGCCCAGAATCTGATGAGCCTAAAGCAGTAGATCGAGAATTTCTTGGAATCCCATTGGAAAACAAAGTCTGAGTTCTTGTTCCAATGGTTAATATATTCGCGCCATCAATAAATTGAGCGAATTGCTGGACGTCATTGGCAGTTTGCGGAATAAAAGAAAAATTACTTGTATTTAAAGCAATTCCCGATGCATTGTGAGCCTGATTTGCTGGCGGATTTGTATTGTTATTTAAATGGTCCGCTCTTGTATGCTCAAATAAATCATTTGATATTTGAGATACTAAATTAAAAGAATTAGAAATATCTCTTATACCAGAAGTTCCATCTTCAATAGAGACTCGTGGAAGAATAGAACTGTCTACCGATATACTTGATAATTCATGGTTATATGCAGAACCACTAATATGAGGTTCTATTTTAGAACCTTCTACTTGTATGAAAGTATTAATTGATCCTATGTTAGAATATAATACATCTATTAGCGATTTTAATGTCGAAGTAGAATACAAAAGATTTAATTTAGATTCGTCTATCGCAGCATCGGAAGCTATTTGATCATTTCTTATTGGAAGAGAAACTAAACCCGCATCAATTAATGCAGAATATCTTATTGTTCCATCTGGATTTAATGAAACACTTAGCAAATCAGCTAAAGAATTTTTAGATCCCTGAGCATTAACACCTAAATTATTTTCAATTGCAAATATAGAAGATCTTATTGAATTAATCAATTCTTCAGCAATTTCAGTTAAATTATCTGAAACGGGAGGTAATTCATTATCTGTATCTATAGAATTGGGAAAATTAGTCATATATAATCCAAATGTAAATTATTGATCTTTTTTTACTGAAAATGGGTTAGGGATGGAAGAATCTCCATCCGCAACATTCTGTGGTCCATTAGATGGATTTGAATTTGGAAGTTGTATTTGACTTCTAAATATTGCAACAATAACTCTATATACAATTGGAGCTAACATACCAGCAGATGAGGCAAATAGAAATTTGCTGGTTCCATTGCTAAGAGCCTCTGGATATGGGAAAGGGATTTGAAGAGCCCCAAAACCTATTCCAATTAGAATTGGAGTAAACGGTAATATTAATTCTCTCCAAATTCTTGAATGAGTGTTAGCAGGAATTTTTGGATTTTCTAATATAAAAAAATCAATTAATTTTCTAAAAATTAATGTACCGCAAGAAATCGAAACACAAAGTATGACGAATTGCCAGGTAATAAAAATGTTTACTATTTCATTCATGAGAATTTCCAATTTGTAATTAAACTATATCAAATATATGCTATTTAATTTCCAAATAGATCTCAGTGAAATTAAAATATGTTAACGTATGGAATTTGAACTATCGTACACAAGCCATGGTAAATACCCCGTTCTTTGAAATGTACTATAACTTCCAATAGCTCCATATTTATCAATTGTTGGAATGGGATGTATTCCTTGATTTGTTTTTGGGTTAGTTAAAATATGCGTAGAAGAAAAAGTTGTTTTATATATAGAGTCATTTGCATCTGTCGAGCTATTACTTCTTCCACCGAAAAAGAAAACATGATCGTTAGAAATAAATGATTTTGATTCAGCAAATGAAACTCTTTGAGTGCTAATGTTATCTAACCCAGACGTTGCCGTACTTTCTTCTGTAAAGATTGCTTGCCCATTTGCTAAATCGGACATAGATGCGTATGCAATTCCATTATTGGTACTATTAAAATTGCCATCAGGTCCTCCGCCAACAATGTAAACGTAATTATTTACTATTACAACTGACGGATCGACCATTGGAGAATTTAAATTACCAACTTGCACCCAATAACTTCCTCGCGTAGAAGAAGAAACGCGCACAAGATTAGCCACATTAGTTCTATAAATAGCGGCATTCATTGTGGAACTTGAGGTTATTCCTCCTATAAGATATAGATATGCGCCAGATCTTACTAATGCAAATCTTGATAGTGCTATTGGCAGTGAAGTTGTCCAACCTCCGCTGACGGCGGTTCTCCAATCATTTGAAATATAATCAGAATTTCCTGAATCTATTGAACATCTATAAATTTTATTAGTTGGAGTTCCCCCCGATTCTCCTCCTAAATAAAATAAAAATCCTCCAACTATACAAGCTTTTCCGCGAGTATATGGTGGACCGCCACTTGTTCTTGTCCATGATGTTGGAGAGCCTACAGAGGCTGTATAAACATATCCTGTATTTCCATTTCCACCAATTATATTATAATATCCACTGGTTATAACAAGCTCACCTCCGCCTATAGCGTCCAGCAAAGAAGTTGTTTCATTTTTCCAATCAACTGGATTATTTACTGGGGCACTTTGAATTACATTCGTTGTTGAGCTGCCAGTTGTAAAGCCGCCTAAAGCATAAATTTTATCACTATCTTTCAAAATATGAGTAGATCTTACAGCGGTGGCAAGATTTCCAGAAACAATTGACCACGTAGATAAATCACTTAAAGATGCTTTTTGCACATATGAATCAAAAAGATACAAGTAGCCAGCAACAGTATCGACTACGACGCGCGGATATGCCATGTTGGCAGATCCACTTGCTAATGTCGTATATAATGTAAAATTGGTTGGAGAAGATACTGGAGCCCTATAAATAGACGTAGTTCCTTCATTGAATAAATATATATAATTTCCATCATTATAAACGTCGCAAAATCCACCTAATGTTGGCAATACACTGCCAGATACTGTCCAAGATAAAGGATTGGAAGTATTCGCAGTAAATATAGTATTGGATTTAACGCTTGAAGCATATCCTCCAATAACGTATATTGTTGAACCAACTTTAAATACTGTAGAACTATCTTTTACCGCTGGTAAATTTCCTACATTGGAAAAACTTAGAGGATTAGAAACAGAAGCTCTATAAATTGCGGAACTGCTAACACTACTTGCATTTGTAGGGCTTAGATTATTGTTTCCCCCAAGTAAATATATATTATTAGAATCTACATATACTCCGGGAAAATTATTTCCTCCAGATGACCCGGCACTAATCCACACTGTAGGATTTTTTACGGAAGCTCTAAATATAGGTGCGCTTGCTCCACCTGCAAATGCTGAAGCAATGGAAAAACTATAAAAATATCCATTTATTGAATTTGGGTATACAGATGAAATAACTCCCGTGGTTGAATCATTTATTAATGAATATCCTTGAGTAGATGAGTTTAAAATTCCACCAAATTTTGAAGTAAAAATATTATTATTTTGAATAAAATAAACATTTCCATTATTATCATAGCAATACTGTAATGGAACATTTAAATTATAACTGTTCAATGATGATTGATTTATACCATGTAATATAGATGGAATGCTAACCGTAGTACTTCTATTCGTATCAAAATTTCCAGAATATGTCATTGGATCCTTATATTAACCACCAGTTGCCGTTATTATCACCTGTTAAAGTCCAAGACGCGTAATTGGAGCTTATTTCTCTATCGCCTCGATATCCATCTATTTGAACAGAATTATTTGGTCTATGCAAAATAATATTATTAAACCGAGCATTTCCACCAATATCTTTTATAATGATTTCACGTCCCAATGAAGCTATTGGTAAATTAATAATAACAGCATTTAAATTTGTATCAACAAGAATTATACAATCTAAATTAGAACTATCTATAGTATAAGAGGTAGATGAGGTGCTAATTGTTCTTTTACTTAATCCGTTATTCAATAATACCGGATTTGAAATTGTAAAAGTCGTTGTTTGTTGAAAATTATTCCAACAATCTAAAATTGATAATTTACTCGAATATGCCGAGTAAGATGGATTTATATAATATGTTTGAAGAGATGGAGAGCCGGTAGAATTTTTATCTATAACAACATTATTTGACGTAATAATTATTTTACATCTTGATTGTGCATCAGTAATCGATGAATCTATATTTGATAGGTATAACAATGTATTGGCATTTATTTGGTATCCCCAAAAATGATTATTTATTATTCTAATATCACAAGCATTAGCTGAAATTAATGCATTATTTGCAATACTTACTCCATCGTTTTGAGTATAACCAAATCCTCTAATTTTAGAATTAGATATTTCCAAAAAATCTTTACTTGAAGCTGGAGTCGGAAAAAGTACAGGCTGGCAAAATCCATCTATGGTGGAATTTGTAATTTGTAGCATAGTTCCAGTGGAAGAGTATGTGGTACTATCTAATCCTATTGCATATTGAGTTGCATTTGAAACTATTTTCCCCGAGGAAAAGACAACTCTTCCAAGTAAATAAACACTATCAACAATTAAATTTGATCCACTTTCTTGAGAAATTAATGGATTATTTCTAATATATGAGTTTGAATAATTATTTTGTGGCAATTTATAATAAGCATCACCTACTTGAGTATTTTCTACGAAATTGTCGCAAATCACTAAATTGCATATTTTTGTTTGTCTTGAAAAAGCAAAATATTCTGGAGTGATAGCGGCGTCATTCACTCCTCTATTAGTATCGGCTTTTACTTTGAAAACTGATTTTGTAGTTGTGGAGTTATTAACTTGAGGAGGGGAAACGACTAAATTTAAGGACGTTGCATTGATAATTTTGGTACCGTAGCCTTCACCCATAATAGTAATTCCAGGTGGAACTACGATCGTATCAGTGACTATATAAGTTCCAGACTTAATTACAACAATTCCCCCTCTTTGAATTCTTGTATAGGCTGTTGGAACTTGTGAATTTGTTAAAATAGCGTTAAAAATTGGATTTAATAAAGTATTGAGCGCTGGAATATTTTTATCGAAAAATACCTGCGCGCCCGGAAGATTGGCGTTATGCCAAGTATCATAGCCATCACCAACGGTAATTAAACCTTGACCGCTATTAGATTGTCCTCCAATATAAGTATTTATATTGGAGAAAGCATCTTGTGCATTTGAAGGACTTCCAATATAATTTAAATTTCCAGAAATATCAATAGATGACGCGCCATGTCTATTTGCAGTTCCATTTACGTGTTTGGCGAAATCATAACGATCCAATACTAAGCGACCATTATAACCATCACGAAAATTAGGATTAACTGAATGCTTTGTAGCCATGTATGCGCCTTATTAACAAAAGGATGCGAAAATATTTATACCAAATTAATTGTATGATGATGACCTAAACCACCATCAACAATTTGCAGTGTTCCCGTATCATGATTATATTTAACTTGATGAGAGTGTCCTGCCGAAATAGAAGTAATTTGCTCCCATTTATCAGGGGTACCTTCATTAGTTATAATTGTATGACTGTGAAGAGGTATGCCGGCGCTCAATGCTGCTGAAGTACTTATTTCTTTCGGAATCTTACTGGCATCTTTTAAATATGGTATAGAATATATTTGGTCTGTTTTTCTTATTCGAGTTAAAGCGAATTTTTGAGCCCCATATTGACCTTCAAACATCATATTTCGAGTAATATTGATTACTTCATATCTAAATTCTTCGTTACCATCTTGACCAAATCGAATAATTAAATCTCTTGGTTTGAGAATGGGGGAGGCTGAAGTCCAGGCTGAGGGCTTAACTTGCTCAACATCTAAACCGCTATCTGTTAAAGGTAATTGATCTGTCCATGGTTCAAATCTTATCATAATTCTACGATCAGATCTTCGAGGATTAAACCATTGAAAATATCCAACTTCAAATCCAGTCCCAAAACAAAATACACATCGAGCATCGGGATGTTCTTGTTGTGGATTAATACATCTACAACGAATTCCAGTATGTTGTTTTTTTAATAAGACAACTGGCTCGCCTGTCAACGACAGAAGTTTTTCTTCTCTTTGGTTATTAGCGTCTTGAACTGATAATCCTCTTACTCTATGCGAAATGCCATATCCATCTATACATCCACGCTCTCCGCCAAAGTAGGAGCCGACGCATTCGCCATTAATTAATGCATTTAAGTCAATTCTACGGTATCCAGATGTATCATAGGTTGGAAAAACTTCATTAGCTTGTTCAGTATATTCCAAATCTGGATTAAGTATATCTGTAATTGTTTGCCTATATCCATCTAATTGAGTATAAGCATAGTTAGGAAAATCAAAAGCATTTTCTTTTGCATATTCAACTGTATTAAATTCTTCATTGACTATTGGATTTAATATAATTGAATCTCCTGCGAGATGGCTACTGACAGATGTATTATTATATCCTCTTTGCCCTAATGAATTTAAAATTAAACAGTTGAGTAATAAATTAATAGAAGAATAATTTATTAATTCCGTTCCAATTTTAATCGTTCCATTTGGTGGAAATTCAGAGGCATCTACTACATAAATATTTAAATCAGTAGGACCAATTGAAGTCAGTAGCGTTGTAGATGGGTAAAATTTAAGACCATTTGGCGCTGTTGGAAGAATGGAAAAATCAAAAGAAGATGTATTATACTCAAAGGCTCTTACTCCAAATCTATATGTCTTGCCTGGAGTTAGATCTGAAATTGTTGCAGATAAAGCATTATCAATAGAAACAAATGATGGTGAATTTACAAATAATTCAAATTCAAAATCAGGTCTTTCTTCTGACATGTATATATTGTAAGCTATTCTTGCGCCTGTAGCTTCTGGATAAGCCCTATTCCATGTTAATTTAAGAGAAATTCCATCTCCATTTGAAGAAATTTCTTTTAAACCTCTTTTATTTGAATTTAAATAATAAGGCATTTACTCCACCAATTTCATAAGTTTATTCTTTTTATCTTTTCTTTCTTTTCCTTTTTTATCGTGATGATCTAAGACTTGATCGACATATTGTTCTGCTTTATTTTTTCCTGAATTATCATCTAAGAATTCAACTTGATGCTGAAAAGCCTCTAATTCGGATGGGTTAGATAGATAGTCCCCCTCATTGGCGGATTTTGTTGGCTTATCGCATTGTTGAAAATAATGTACAGTTTCATGTAATAATAAGCTCAAAATCTTATCTAATTTCTCTTTTTTAAAAAGCGAAGAATTTAGTGTTATAACGCCCGCATCTGTTTTTGCAGACACGTCAAGTGGAGCTACTTTTACAGGGATCATGTCTATTTCAGAAATATCTACATCAAATTTTTCACAAATTTCCTTCATTACATCGTCTTTTTTTAATTCTTCTTTAAGACGATTGATTAATTTTAACAATGCTTTGGCAGAATGTTGCGACATATTGAAATGCAAGAAAATTAAATGATTTGTCCAGCTCTTTTGTGCCTTAATTTTGCTACTGCTGGATTATTTCCGCTCATCATATTAAACTTACCTAATCCTAATGAGTGTGGTTTGAAATAATTCTTAATAAATTTTATTTTTTCAAAATATTGACCAAAAATTGATGAATATTGACCGTTAATCATTTCTCCTAAATTAGGAGGGTTAAAGGAAACAGAACTATCACTTATTTGTTGTTGCGCCCCTACTTCTAATAATGCTTGACCTTGCAATGCATTCATTAAAGCGCCTTCTACCAATATTTCATGAAATTGATCTACGAAATAAGTTTCTTCAAAAGTAAAAAATGTTAAATGTGGAACTTGATTAAAAAAAGATAATGAATTTCCAAGTAAAGATACCAATGTTTCTACTGAAAAAATATCACAATCAACCCAAATATCATTTCCAGAGCTATCTTTTACTTTGACTTGTCCCCTACTACGTAATCTTGCTCTTAACGTTTTTAATAATTTATTTATGTTATGGATAGCTTCTTGACTATAATCAAAACCAATGTCATCTCCAAGATGTTCGTATCCATCCATTCTCACCGATGGCATATTTGTATATGCAACTACGAAATTGAAAGTGGCTTCTATTCTATTTCCAGCAATGTATCCAACCCAAGTATCTGCAAATACTCCCGCTTGAGTAATGTTGACTGGAAAATTAAATTGATATTTTCCAGTATCTATTTTAGATACGCCTGCACTTGTAGGTCCAACAGCAATAGATCCACTTGGCTGCATAACTGTAATTTGTGGAAAAGAATCTGTATCAACTGGAATCCCAAATTGATCTTTAAATGTTGCGGTTAAAGCAACGCTATCAGTAGGAAATATAGTTTCATTACGAGAACGTAGAGCCATATACTAATGCAATTAAATTTTAATCAAAGCTCAGCTTTCACTAACTCTTCCATTTCATCGAGAGATTCTCTTAATTTTTCAATATAAAGTATCATGAAACCATAATTTTCTTCTTGATACTCGGATTTTAAATCAATCCATTCTGAATTTAATTTTGCAAAAATTGCATTGAACTCTGAGGAATCATTTTTGAACGGCGAACGCAATGTGGGAGGAACATCTTCAATTTCTGATGGCGCAAGATTTAAATATGATCCAGCGCCTAAAGTGAAATTCTTTCCTAAAGTGATTGCTTTTTTTTCTAATTTTAAAGCTAATTTTTCAAAGTCTTTTTTCATAGTTTAACTCGGAGAAACGGAAAAAGATGTTCCACTGGAAGGTGAAACAACGACTTGGTATAATTCTTTGAATGAATTATTTTCAGTATCTGTCCAAGATACATCTACCAAATAATTACCAACCGCGGCTATACCGCTGGGTAAAACAAATCTATGATAATAAATACCAGTATCAATTCTAATCATATTAATTGGATAAATTGGAGACAAAGAAAGATCTGGTAAAATTACTTTAGAAACAAATGGGGTCGAATATCCATCTATTCTTTGATTATTAATTTTTGTCTCTAAAATAATAGAAACAGCCGAACCTGGCGATGATTGCATTATGAACATTACATAAAAAATACAATAATATTGCATTTTTTTATGTCATCCAATAAATTTGAAAACTATTCGGCAAATAGTCTATTTAAAAACGCAATAGATATATTGGAAGAAAGAAATGCTCCTGAATGGATAACTGAGCAAAAATATATAAAAAAAATTAAAACAGTTGAGAAAGTATTTAATCAAATTGGCTTATCTTCTTTTAGAGATGCGGTGCATATAAAAACTAAAAATGAAGAAAAAATAAAAATGCTTACAAACATTTTAGATCAGGCTGCATATGAATTGATGTCTATGAGAGATTCGACTCTGAAATTAAAATTAGATAATCCTACCCCAGAACAAATAGAATTTGGCGATAAAATTTATGATTTTAGCAGAGCTGCTGGTGATTTATTATCCCAATTTCCATTTATGAGAAGTAATCCCGAAGTAAATAATTTAAAATTAGTAAAAGACATATCTAATGATACTTTTAAAATAAAAAAAGGAAAAAGTTTAGCATATGCTTTTAATGAATTAGAAAAATTTTATAAAACAGCTATTAAAAATTCCGGATGTTTAAACTATGTCGTTGATACAAGACCTTATGATAAAATGAATGCTGTTCAAACTTTTAATAATACCAACATAAAAGATAAAGATTACTATGTTGTTTTTAATAGTGGTGATGAAGGTATTTGGGATGTTTGCACAATGTCTCAGAGAGGAATAGGGAGTTGTCAATCTTGGGATTCTGACTTAGAAGGAGATTTTAAAAAAAGTTTAATTGGTTCTATTTTAAGTAAACATGTTGGTCTAATTTACCTTACCTCTGGATCGGATACTCCTTATGGTGAGAAAATGATGAGCAGATGCGTTATAAGACTATTGGTTCAAATTTCTACAAGAAAACCAGTCTTGATGCTCGATCAAATGTATCCTGGATATGATAAAAGAATATTAAATGTTTTTATAGAATCTTTAAAAAAGAGAACAAATATACCAGTAATAGAATATGCAACTACAGCGCAAGCTGGCGGAGAACCAGAAATACATGCCGATGATTTACGCCAAGCGCATGATCCAACCGAAGGCGTTAAAAATTTAGAAAAACATGAAAAATCTTATATGGATACAGGAATTAAGGATTTTGATTACGATAAAAGATTTAATAAACCTAAAGAAATAAAAAATAAAGATTTTAAAGGAATTTTAGGTTCAAAATTATATAATAATTGGGTAGATTTATATAATGAATATGCGGGCTCTCAAGATGGTATAGATAAGGGAGTTTTAGAAATATTTTCTTTCATTAGAGATGAGGAAACAGAGATAAAATTATCTATAAATACAAAGCAATTTAATCAATTTGATTTTTATATAAGATTTTTCTGTTCTAAAATGGCTTCTAAATTAAATGAAATTTTAAACAATAAAAATTACAAACAAGATATTAAAAATAGAAGTCTTTTGCTCCAAAATTTAAATGAGTCTGAATTTAATATAGCCTTGGTTGAAGCGAAAAAAATGTACGAAAATAAATTGAAAGAGTTGCTCAAATTAAGTTAATATTTTGGAATAATAGAAATGAAACCTATAACTTATCACTTTTGGATAAGCAATATATCTAATATAGATGTTCATTTAAATGATCTTGGTTTAATTATAAAATCAAGGCAGCATATGAATTTATTAGATGCTCGGTATCATTCTTACACTGTAGAAGAATTAATTGCTTCTGCTAAAAACGGATCGCTCTTTAGAAAAAAAGATAAGGTGGTAATTAGAAAATTACCACCTGTAAAAGAAGAAAAAATATTGGAAAAAGATTCAACTGCTTGGAATCCAGGCATAATTACGCCGAGACCTTTGCGCAGTGCCGTTAAATTAGAAGAGACTTACTATGAAGAATTAGATCTTACAGATGATAAATATGCCGAGGAGGCATCTGAATTAACGGATAAATAAACATGGGAACAAAACAAGCAAAAAAATATCATAATTATGATGAATCAAACCAATTAATGGGAGATACTATGCTTTATCCAATAGGGGCATTGGAAATTCCAGAAGACTTAATTGAAAGTTATAAAGAACTAAATAAAAAATTAGAAGAAACAATAGAACACATACATATAAAGCAAGAAAAACGTAAAAAATTAAAAAAAGTAGAAAAATAAATGCCATACGAATCACGCAAACCTTCAAAGTATGATGAAAATGAGGAGAGAAGTACTCCCCTCACTACTGGTGATTTGCGTTTTATATTAGAAACTAACAAAAAATCTATTGAAATATATTTAGAAGTAGAAAAACAAAACGAAGAAGTTTTGAAAAAATTAGAATCTTTATCTGAAGATATAGATAAAATAGTGACTCACGAAAAAAATATAGACAAAAATTTTTTCAAATTAGTTGTGTTGTTAGGAACAATTGGCGTAGGGACAATTATTGCTGGTCTTAAAATTCTTTTCGGTGGACATTAATTAAGCTTCTTCCACAGCAACATTAATCGCTTTTAAATCTCCATTATGATTTAGTCCAAGGTCAAAAGATATCTTTTGACCTTTTCTTAATGTTCTATATCCGTTCTGATTAATAATATCAGAATAATGAATAAAAATATCTTTTTGATCTACTCCGGCTTTTTGCCATGAAGCAAAGCCAAAGTTGTGCTTAAAAAATATTACCTTGCCAAAAAACTTTTCCGTATTTTCCATAATTTTCCTTATAATTTTACGATTTTTCCATCCATCTCAATGGATTCTGGAGTAGCTGTCAGTAATCTTTCAATTAATCTCATTCCTTCTATAGCTATCTCTCTACGCTCTACCTCATTGGTACAGTTTCTTAACTTAGCATCGGTCAAATCAAAAATCATTTTAAGTTCTTGAGTACAACCAAGCTCTCTCGCAAGAGACATCATGTTAGCTCTTGTTTCTTGTTCAGATAGAATCTTAGCACCTTTTGGCAATTTAAATTTTTCCATTATTTATTTTCCTTTGTATATTTTTTCCAATCCATTTGTGGTCTATCTAAATTATTGTTTCTATATTCTACTGAATTCAATATTGGAGTTTCTACTTCTAATTTTTTAGCTAATGATTTTAGTATACTCAAATTTAATGGAAAACAAGTTCCACTAAAACCAAAACCGCCAGAAGATACCCCAGTACCATCTCCAGGAACTTTAGTATGAGAAAGACCAATTCTACTATCCTGAGTGGATAAATGTCTTACATCATCATATGAAATATTCATTTTTTCACAAATTCTATAAAATTCATTTGACAAGCTTACTTTTGTTGCCAAAAATATATTTATAAAGAATTTGGTCATTTCAGCCGTTGATGAATCTGTGATTTGTATAATAGTATCTGGAAATACTTTTTTATAACATTCAACAACTCTTAATAATTTATTTCCGTAATCTCCACCAAGAATAATTCTTTCTTGATTGGCAAAATCACTTACGGCATTTTTTTCTGTAAGAAATTCTGGATTAAAAATGGTAAATACTTTTGGAAATTTTGAATTTAAAAACTTTGTAGTACCAGGCGGTACTGAGCTTTTTAAAACAACAATATGTTCATCACTATATTTATTAATCTCTTGATAAGCCGATTCAATATCATTTAAATAAATATCCCCATTAGATGATGTTGGGGTGGGTAAAGCCATAAAAATTACTTTACATTTTTCCATTAATTCTTGGATAGAGGAGGTTGTTGCTTTTTCTTTAACAATATCAAAAATTTCACAATTGAAATGATTTTTAAATGATTGAAGAACAGCGTTTCCTACGAAACCACAACCTATAAATCCTATATTTTTATCTTTCATTTACTTACTTTCTTATGATTATATATCATCTATTATTTAGATTTAACAAAAAACGCACTTATTTGAATTGATCATTTCTTCAATTTCTGACATTATTTTTGTACATTCGATAGTTAAAAATGGTTCTTCAATATTTGAATTATTTTTGATAATGTTTTGAAAATGCTGAATACTTTCTTTTAAAGCGGTATTTTGTTCAAATGATGTGAGTTGCTTATTATTTAAAAAGAGGTTATTATTTTTAATAGTATAAGAATTTTCCTGAATAGTATTAATTTCTATTGAAGAGTTTCTTCTATCAAAACCATTACCAAACCACATTGAATGTTTCTTTCCATTATAATCTAATATAATATGATATTTCTCACCTTTTGAATAATTATTTTTTCTTACTTCAACATAATCTATATGTGGGTATGATTTAAAAAGAGAACATCCAAGAGAAATTTCATGAATTCCCCAATCCCAAAAAGATGAGAAATTTCTAAACGGACCATTATTGTAATTACAAGATTCAATATTTAAAATATCTTCTATTTTAATTAATTTTAGTAAATATTTAAATGGCTGAGATTTTAAATTTATATAATTAATATAGAATGGTGTTTGATATTCGATAGAAGCTTCACTTAGCTCTACTGCCTCGTATAAATGAGTCGTCGCCGGCTTTTCAAGTAAAACTGGTATTTTCTTTTTAAGAGATTCCATTCCAATTTTAAAATGCATTTCTGGATTTATCGCTACAATAAGTCCATCCACTCTTTTACTTTCAGCGAACTCCAAACTATCCATCCAATTAGTAAAATACTCAATATTTTCATTTAAACCATCTATCTTTTTTTTATCTTTAGAGCATACAAACGATAAATCTAAATTTTCTATATTATTTATATTTTTAATATAATTAATTCCAAAATTTCCAAGACCTATTAAACCTAATTTCATATCAATCTCTCAAGAAATTAACTTTTGCCCAACTATAAAATCTACTAATACCTTCTTCAAGGGAAACTTGAGCTTCGAAATTCAATAATTTTTTAGCTTTTGATATATCTGGAACTCTTCTTGTAGGATTCCCATCCCCAGCATAATCGGCTGGATAATCTTTAACTACAATTTCTAATGGAAGATTAAGCGTTTCTTTTATCTTTGTAGCTAAATTAAGTACTGATATTTCTTGGTTTGTATTTCCAATATTGTATTTTTGTCCAGATTCTCCTAATAAAAGAACTTTTAAAGAACCAACAATACCATCAGTAATATAACAGTAAGTTCTCGAATGAGAACCACCATCAAATACTTCTAATGATTCATTGTTTACCAATTTCTCCATAAATGAAGGCATTACTCGACCATCATTTGCCATAGGTCCATAAAAATTAAAAGGCAAGGCTATTGAAGCATTTACTTTTTCTTGCTTTACATGAGAATAAACCATACATTCTCCAAATAATTTGGAAATATCGTACGGAGAACGAGAGTTATTTGTTGCTATATTGCCAACATAAGTCTCTGGCGTCGGAATAACATTTGCTGTCCCATATACTTCAGAACTTGAGAAAAAAAGTAATTTTGCTTTATTTTCTTTTGCCACCCTTAAAGCATTCAATAACCCAAAATATCCAACATTCATTGTCTCAATTGGAAATTGTTTATATACTCTTGGAGAAGCTATCGAAGCAGCCGCAACAACGTAGTCATACTTTTCATATGTATGAAATGATTCTGGAAGAATAACATCTCTTTTAAAATATTTCACACCATCTAAGAACATTGAAAAATCTTTATCAATAACTACTATATTAGTGTTCTTAAATTTGCTTAAGACTGCTTGTAAATATTTTCCTATGAAGCCATTTCCACCTGTTATTAGAAATGATTTTCCTTCTATTAGATTGGAAAGTGGTTGTAATCTATTAACTATTTCTTCAATATCTGATTCTAAATAATTAGTTTTCATTTTATCCAACAATTTCAACTTCTGGTAATGGAATTATAAATTTTCCTTTAAACCCATATTTTTTACATTTTTCAATAATTTGATTTTTGAAATTCCATGCAAATACTACTATATAATCAACTTCATTTATTATTTTTTCAAATTCTTTAAATGAAACAATTGGATATTTCAATCCAGCAGTAAGCATATTTTGTTTCCAATGACTATCATCAATTATACAATCAATATCTCCAGATGACAAGTCAAATGCATAGCATAAAGTAGTTAATTTTGCGGGAGCTCCATAACCAATTATTTTTTGGTTATTGGTTTTAATTTCATTAATTATTTTCTTGAATTTATTTTTATTTGACTCTATTTTTGAAATAAATTCATCTAATAAAGAGCTATCTATCTCATTTTCCATCTCTATCATTTGGTTGACTGATGAATTTATTTTAAAAGAAGTATCTTCTTTGGCGGCAAAACATCTAATAGATCCGCCATGAGTATCTACCTTTTCTACATTGAATAATTTAAATCCATTATATTTTAAAAATGCATTTAATGCTTTTATAGTATGATAGTGGATATGTTCATGATAAATCATATCAAATAAATTATTTTTTACCATATCGTAAAAATGCGATACTTCAAAAATAAAAATACCATTTGAATCCAAAAGTAGATTTATTCCAGATAATATTTCTTTTAAATTGGCGGCGTGGGCAAATACATTGTTTGCTGTGATTATTTTTGCTTTTTTATAATTTTCTACAATATATTTTGCTACAGAAGCATCGAAAAAAGCAGATATTGTTTCTACTCCAATATTATTGGCGTATCCTGCAATATTCGTCGCCGGTTCAACCCCAAGAACACTTATATCTAATTTTTGAAACTGACTTAACAATGAACCATCATTGGATCCAATATCTACAACAAGATCTTTTTCATCCAAATCAAACATTGAAATAATATGCAATGCATAATTTCTAAAATGTCTAATAAATGATTTGGACACTCCCGATGTGTATTTATAATCTTTAAAAAGAATATTTGGATCTATTATATCTAATAATTGAAAATGTCCACAATATTGACATCTTGCCAAGTCGAGATTAAAATATTCCTGATTGTCGAGAATGTTTTCTTTTTTAACTAACTCATTTGCTGGAGGAGTCTTAGGCAAAGATAAAATTAAAGAAAGATCTTTGCAACCACAAAGCAAACAATTTTCAACTTTCTTATTCATTATATTATTTTGATTCTCTTACAACGTCTTTTTCATAGTTTTCATGATTTTTAACTAAATTATTGATTGTAATCATTTTACTATCTTCTAAAAAGACCATTTCATGCCAAACTTTGGGGCGAGAGAAAAACATTTCTCCAGCTTTATATTCTTTACTATGGAGAATTTTTCCATCATCATCTTTTTCTGTATACAAAACAGAGCCTGTTATCATATGAGATGCATGATAATCAAAAGAATGCTTATGTCTGGCGCGAACGGCGCCTTTTTTTGATTCTATATAGGTGACGCTGCCTGACTGACCAAGCCAAAGATTTTGGATTGTTCCGCGGTCATCAACAAACGGAGGATCAAGTGGCACCTCAACTTGATTTGGATAATTTTCACTATTTACTAAATCAACATATTCTTTATTTTGCATGATTTTTATCTTTCTATTCAGACCTAACTCAAGAATTATATCATTGACGGCAGAAGCTGTCAAAGATATTTTTTGCTGCCTTGTTAGTTGTTTCAATCTATATTCAAGTCGCAAAGCAGAAGATCGATCGAACATTCCAAACAATTTGAAAATTTGAACCGGCGCCCTATTCTTAGTATACTTGGCTCCTTTTTTAGAATTATGATTTTTCAATCTTTTTTTAATATCATTCGTGATACCAATATACAAGGAATTGTCGGAACATTTTAAAATGTAGACTAAATAATTTTGCATTTATTTTATGAAAGATTTTGATTTAATCATTGCTTTTTAT